AGCTGGCCGCCGTCCAGGAACAGGAAGGTCCCCTCGATGTTCAGGGACCACTCCATGTTGGCCGGGAAGCCCGGGATGGTGCCGCCAGCCGCGAGGTTGGCGTACTGGCCACCGCCGTTGACCGCCGGGTAGGGCGTGTCCAGCGTCCAGGCGACGTTGATGTTGCGGTCCCGGAAGAAGGACAGCACCTCGTCCTGGCTCATGCCGAAGTTGTCGGCCATCTGGGCGGTGGACGGAGGCTGCCGGATGAGGTCGGCGTCGATGGCACCGAGCATCCAGACGGGGAAGGTCGCCCGCAGGGGGACCTCCGGGCCGACGCGGTGCCGGTCGCGGAAGTAGGCGTTGGCCCGGTCCACGGTGTCCAGTAGCGTGCGCAGGAAGCCGAAGCCGCCCTCGATCTGGCCGCCGTTGACGTTCTTGGACTGCGCCTTGATCTGGGCCAGCAGCGCCGACTCGGAGAGGCGGGCCTGGGCGACCAGGGCCAGCGCGTTGTTGGCGGTGACCATCTCCGGGAAGACCCGGCTCTGCATGACCCCGAAGGTCAGGCAGAGGGTGACGGCCTGGACCAGCGCCTCGGCTTCGTCCGGGCACTCGACCCGGGCGCAGACCTTCCAGGTGTCGGGGTCGGCCGCGTCCACGGCGGCGTCGTCCGCGCAGGTCCAGAAGCCCACGGCCGCGCCGATGGCGTCCAGGGTCGGACCCTCGAAGAAGCGGATGCCGCCCCGGTCCGCGCCGAAGCCCGCCAGGCTGGCCTTGACCGGCCGGTCGGTGCCGCCGATGCCGAACAGGTCGTAGCGGGTCTCCAGCGGGGCGCAGCAGCCACCGGCCGCCGTGACCGCCTGGAGGTCCGGCGACATCTTCTCGACGTTCGCCCGGAGCGCGTCCAGGTTGGTCATCGCCTCGATCTTGGCGCGGTTCCCCATCGGGTCGCCGTACTTCAGGAAGCGCTCGTCCGGGATGTCGGAGCGGATGCTGGCGACCAGCACCTGCTCGCCGTCCCCGCCCGAGCCCCGGCCGACCTGCTCGATGCGCTTGGCCATGAGCTTGGAGACGTGGGTCAGGTCGTTGAACTTCTGGCCCGGGTCCATCCCCTGGAGGTTGGCACCGGCCACGATGGCGGTCTGGGCAGCGGCGACGACAGGGGCCCGGTCCGCCGGGACCTCGGGCTCGCGGTCGTGGACCTCGACGGTGGTGGCGGTCACGGGGGTCTTCTCCTCGCTCGGGGCGGTGGCGGGGTCGGTGGAGGGCTGGCCGCCCTCCGGGGTGGTGGGGGCGGTGCTCTCGGCCGGGCCATCGGGCGAGGTCTGACCGGGTGCGGGGCTCTCGGGGCCCGGCAGCTCGGTGGTGGGGGTGGTGGCCGTCTCGGCCGCAGCCGCGACGGGCTCGGCCGGGGGTGCCTCGGACCGCTGGGCGATCTCGGACCGGACGGCGTCCAGGGCGTCGGCGAGCTGACCGGCAGCGGCAGCGTCACCACCCTGGTCGGCAGCGTCGAAGGCCTCGACCAGGCGCGTCTCCAGCGCCGTGATCTCGTCCTCGGTGAGGTCGGCCAGACGGTCCAGGTCACCCTGGAAGTCGGCGAGGGGGTCCATGAAGGGATGCCTCCGGTGGAAGGGTCAGACATCACCGGAGGTCCGATCAGACGGGAGCGGTCACCGTCTGTCGTCGCTTCACTGCGGGACGGTACAGGACCGACTTGGTTGAGACGAGGCCGAACGGGCCGCCACGACACGCAGAAATAATCTAGTTGACAGTGTTGAGAGGCAGGGTCTATTCTTCTTGCATGACCACGACGGAGAGCCAGCCGAAGGCGAAGGTGATCACCGAGGGCTTCATCGCCTGGTGCGTCACCGTCTTCTTCATGGCCCAGGCGATGCCGATCCTCGGCGTCTTCCTGGTGATCTTCACGGCGCTCTACGTGGCCAGCAAGACTGCACCCGCAGCAGACCCGTCCGACGAGAGGACCCCACGATGAGCGACCAGACCCCCGAGAACACCCCGGCTCCCGTCACCCCGAAGACCCTCACCCCCTACCGCCACAAGCTGGCGGAGTCGGCGCGGGCGATCAACAAGGCGGTCTCCGGCAAGCCGAACATGACCCAGGAGAAGCAGGTCGCCGTCCTCCAGGCCGTCGTCAACGAGCTGCGCAAGATGCAGACCGGTGCCGTCAAGGCGCTGGAGCTGGCGCAGACCCGGGACTACGAGGCCTACCTCCAGGCCAAGAAGGACGTCGCCGAGGGCAAGCTGTCGGCCGCCGAGCAGGAGGCGTTCAACGCCATCCTGGCCGGTCTGACCGCCGGTGACGAGTACACCTTCAGCGAGCACGAGGTGGACCCGGACGACGAGGCCGCGATGGCCAAGCTGGCCGAGGCCGAGCAGGCCGACGAGGACGCCGAGCAGGCCTGATCCTCCCGCACGAACGAAGGGCCCCTCGCCACTGGCGGGGGGCCCTTCTGCTGTCCGTGTCAACCGGCGCGGACCAGCTGCCTCCGGGCGCGCGCCGCCCTGATCTCCTGCTCCTCCAGCAGCCCCTGCGCCAGCGCCTGGCCCTCGCGCTCGCGCACGACCTTCTCGGTCTCGGCGATCTGGCGGTCCAGTTCACGGCGCTGGGCCGCCTCGGACTCCCGCTGGGCGCGCTCGGCGTCGCGCTGCGCCGTCTTCTGCGCGCTCTCGGCCTTGCGCACGGCGGTCTCCTGCTCGCGCTGGACCTTGCGCGCCGCCGTCTCCTGCTGCTTCGTCGCCTGCTCCACCTTCCGCTGGGCCGTCTCGGCGGCCTTCACGGTCGGGTCCTGCTTCGGGCTCGGGTTGAGCACGACGGCCGGGCCCCGGTAGCCCATCGACCTCGGGTCGATGCCACGGTCGGCCAGCTCGCGCACCAGCGCCCGCCGCGCCGACTCGTCCCGCTCGTTGTCCGAGCTGAAGCTGAACAGCGCCTCGGCCGCCCGGCCCAGGTCGGCGGTGGACATCCAGGCCGCCGCCTTGCGCTGGTCGGCCGGGGTGTTCGCGCCCATGAAGGTGTCGTAGCTCTGCTGCGTGGCAGCGTCGCCCTTCGCCTTGGACTTCGTCCCGCCCAGCGGCGTGCCGATGGGCAGGCCGTAGCGCTTCTCCCCGGCCTTGCTGGCGACCTTCCGGCCGCCGCCGGACCCCTTCTTCTTGGGGGGTCCGGCGGGGCCGTAGTCGGCCTTGATCCGGTGCGTCGGCTCCGGCGCTGCGGCGGCCAGAGCCGCCGTCAGCACCTCCAGCCGCTGGAGCAGGCCGGTCTGCATCAGACGGTCGCGCCAGCCGCCACGGGCTCCTTGGCCTGGGCACCGTGCACCCGGGCGCGGAGCTTGGCCAACACGGCCTCCGGCGACTCCTCGGCGGGCTCCTCGGTGCCGGTCACCTGGGGCTCGCCCTCGGTCGCCGCCGCCTCGGCCTCCTTGGCCGCCCGGCGCTCGTCGGCCAGCGCACGGGCGCGCTGGACGGCCTCGGACACCTGCTCCTCGCCGCCCTCGGCCGCCTGCTCGGCCGGGGCACCGTCCGTGACGGAACCGCCCTCGGCCGCCGGTGCACCGCCCTCGGCACCACCCTCGCCGCCGTCGGCCAGCAGCCCCGGCTCGGCGTTGAAGACCACGGACTCCAGCGCCGCGATCCGCTCGGCGTTGGCCGCGTCGGCCATCAGCGCCAGGCGGCGGGAGAACAGCGGGGGAGCACCGGCCGCCACCATCGCGGTGATCGCGCCACCAGCCACGCGCGCCCGGACGGTCGGGAAGCCGGGGACGTTGACCTGGCAGCAGGCCACCAGCTCCAGGTTGCCGTTGATCGGCCGCCAGTCGCCCGACGGCGCGCTGGCGCGCAGCGTGCGGAGCTGGCTCGGGGTGACCTCGGGCCGGAGGCCACCGGCCACCCAGATGCCGAAGCGGTCCTCGCCCACGTTGACGTCGGCCACCGCGCTGCCGGTGTTGTCGTAGTGGGCCACGGCCGCCGCTGCGTCGGCCTGGAGGCTGGCGTGGCCACCGGCCAGGGTCAGCTGGCCGACGTTGACCCGGGAGCCGCTGGCGGTCACCAGCTCGCCGGTCTTGAAGTAGGCGTAGTCGGACTTGGACTTCGGCGCGCGCACCTGGCCGGGCAGGCCGATGTGCGCGACGTCGAAGGTGGCGATGTGGCCGTAGACCCGGCCGTCGTCGTCCACCGTGAGCGGGGTCGGCTGGTCCAGGCCCGGGTCGCCGAACCAGTCCTCCGGGGGTGCCACCGGGAAGCCACCGGCCGTGAGGGTCTTCAGCAGCGCGATGTCGCTGCCGCCCTCGCTGTAGATGCCGTCCTTCAGTGCGCTGGTCACGCCATCTCCTCCTGACGGGCCGAACCACGACCCGGTTGACACGGCGGCCACGAGCGCGGCCTCCATCGACAGGGCCTCGCGGACGGTCCGGCCGCCGGAGGCAGCCACCGCCCCGCCCCGGTTCCCACGGGCACCGGCCCACTGGCCGGTGGACCGCTTGTGCAGGTTCTGGCAGTAGCCCTTGGCCCGCACGCCCATGTGCTTGCGCAGCTGGCGGTAGCACCGGGTCCAGTCCCCGGGCGTCCCCCACCTGATCTTCAGCGCGCCCTTGCCAGTGGTCCAGTACCGGCGCAGCTTCTCGGCGCGCGGGTCCGGGCTCACGGTCAGCGGAGCGTCGGCCACCAGCGCCGCACCGGCGGCGGCCACGGTCTCGACCTCGGCTCCAGGGTCGGCCGCCGGAGCCTCGACCCCAGCTTCAGGTGCACCGGCCTGGTCGATCTGGGCCAGGACCGTCTCCAGCTGCGGCTGGTCCAGCTCGACCAGCGGCGGCGGCTGGACGCCCTGGAGGTCGCTCAGCAGCTCGGGGGCCTCGGACCAGACGCCGTTGCGGTAGGCGACCAGCTCGGGGCCGGGCCGCAGCCGGATCAGCTCCAGCACCGCGCCGGGGTCCAGGTCGTCCACGACGGCGTACTCGCGCCAGCCGTCGTCGGGCCCGGCGGTCGGCCGGGCCGTGCCCTGGTCGGCTGCCAGCTCGGGGGCCGGGGCGGCGGCGATCATCGTCTCCGGCGGCAGGAAGGCCTGCGGCCAGAAGTACCGGCGGGCCAGGCCGGAGGCACCGGCCGTGACGGCCTCGGCCAGGTCGGCGGCCAGCTCGCGGTTCAGCACCTCGACGTGCTGGTCGTAGCGCGTCTCGTAGGGGGTCCAGGTGCCCGACGCGGTCAGCTGCTCGTAGCCGCCGTCGCTCTCACGCCGGAGCAGGCCGGTGAGCACGTCGGCGTCGGCGGCCGACACCAGGCCGTAGAAGCCCAGGTCGGTGCACTCCTCGCAGTCCAGCGGCTGCCGGATGCGCTCGGCCGCGCTGGCCACAATGGCGTCCAGGGTCTTGGACGCCCACTCGGCCGCGCCAGGAACAGCACTTGCCTGGAGGGAGAGCAAGTCCCAGGCCCTGACCTGGCCGGTCTGGAGCTTCAGGGCCAGGGGCTCGTCCACCCCTCGGGCCTTGTCCCGGATGCTCCGGGTGGGCAGGTGCTGCCGGTCGAATCCGGCCATCAGCAGCGGTGGCATCTCAGCTCTCCTGGTCAGCAGGGACGCGACTGGGCTCGGGTCCGACGAACTGGGCCATGCGCTGAAGCTCCCCCACCTGCTCTGCGGTGAGCACTCTCTGCCACCGTGCGGCTACCACGGTATCGGTGAAGCTGTCCTCCAGCGGGACGTAGTCCCAGTTCGCCGCGATGTCCTCCTCGGAACGGGCCGTCGGCCGGACGGCGAACTTCGCCCGGCCGACAGCCGCTCGCAGCTCCTCGAAGGTCCCCGCGCCGGTCCGCATCGCCTCGATGGCGTCGCGGACCTCCTGCACGTTCTGGCCCGCCTGGGGCTCCTGCACGGGCGCGGTCACGCGGCCTGCGCCTCCTCTGCCTGCACGGCCTCGTAGAAGCCCGGCAGCATGGTCGGGTCCGGGTCGGTCCCGCCACTGCTGTCGGCCAGGTAGGGCGCGTCGCCGGAGTTGTCGTAGACCGCCCAGCGGGCGAACTGCTCCTTCAGCGCTGCGAAGTTCCGGGCGTTGTGGCTGGAGTAGGACTCGGCGTCGGGGTCGTTCTCGCCGAACTCGGCCGCGTTGATCACGGCGTCAGGCACCGTCCGGCCGCCGTTCTTCAGCTCGGGGTCGTTGGGCCGCGCCGACTGGCCGGTCCGCAGCGTGTTCAGCCCGGCCATGTGCCGGGACTGCGCGCGCTGGCGGCTGGTGGTCGGCGGCACGTCCACGAACAGGCCGTCGGTGCTGTAGTCCAGCGCCTCCAGCCGGTCCACGATGCGCTCGGTCCAGGACTTCTCGCCCGGCCGCATCCGGCCGCCCATCGTGATGTCGAAGATGACGTTGAAGCCCTCGACGGTCAGCAGCTGCTCCAGCATGTGGTTCATCTCGGAGCTGGCCTCGTGGATGAAGCTGGCCGTCTCCGCCGGGGTGAGCCCGGACAGCTGCGGGGCCAGCCCCTTGGCGATGATGACGTCCTTGAAGTAGTCCGGGTTGGCGATGATCCACTCGTCCTCGCGGAAGACCCCGGCCTTCGTCATCGCCTCCAGCGTGGAGGACTTCCCGGCACCGGGCAGGCCACCGAGCATGATGGCCCGGCGGTTGCGCGGCTTCGTCTGGTTCCGGGTCAGGTCGTTGTAGGCGTCGTCCACCAGGGCGTCGAAGACCTGCTGCATCTCCTCCGACCAGAGCCCGAAGCTGTCCTTGAACGCGCCGTCCATCGCCAGCGAGCGGCCGGGGCCCTTCATGCCGATGGTGTTGACCCAGCTGATGTAGGCCTGGTGCTCCTGGAACTCCTCGGGCGTGACCTCGCCCTGGCCGGTTGACACGGTGACCAGCTGCTCCGGCCGGTCGGCGGCCAGCGACGCGGACAGCGCCGCGATCTCGGCCTCCCAGCTCTCCCGGGTCATGGCCGGGACCAGCGCGTCGGCGACCTCCTTGGCCGCGCTCTCGCCCGGCTGGAGGTGCGCGATGGCCGTGGGCGCGGTGCTGACCTTCGTGGACAAGTCGTCCACCGGGATCAGGTCGGGGAAGCCCGCCTCGGGGTCGGCCGGGATCGGGTTGCCCTCGATGTCCTGGTAGCTGACGTAGGCCCCCTCGGGCCGCAGCTCGTTGATCCGCGCCCGGCGGCGGACGGCCGTGCGGTCGCTCAGCAGGGCGTTCGGGTTGGCGAAGACGTTGACGAAGCTCTGCTTCTCGATGAAGCGCCCGTCCTTGCCGCGCGGGTGCAGCCAGTCCTGCCACTTGGAGGCCGTCAGCACAGCCGGATCATCCAGCATCCCGCTGACACGAGCAGCCGCGATCAGCGCCGGGAAGAAGCCCGACGGCGGCTGCTGCCCAGCGGCGACCATGCCGGAGAACAGCCCGGCGGCGGCCCGGACAGCATCCGGGCTGTCCAGCCGGACTACATCTCCTGCTCCTGGTGCGTCAGGGAGAAAGGGGCCGGGTTCACCGCCGGGACGACGTTCCAGTGCGCCGGGATGCGGGCCGACGCGGCCAGCGCGCTCGCGCGCTTGGTCACGTACCAGCGGGCGGTCGGGTGGGTGTTGGCGTAGCGGATGGCCAGGTCCAGGTCTTCCACCCGGCTGACCTGCGGGATGGAGACGCCGCTGGCCGCGATGGCCGCCGCCGTCTCGACGTCCGGCTCGGCCTCGGGGTCGATGACCTCGTCGCCGTTGCCGGTCTTCAGCGGCAGGTCGAAGACCGAGATGGTCTGGCTGGCGGAGTCGGCCGCGTCCCAGACGCTCAGGGCTCCGGCCCCGACGGCGACCAGCGAGCAGTCCTCCAGCGCGCCGCTGTCGTCGGCCAGCAGCTGCCAGTCCCCGGCGTAGCGGACGAAGGTCCCCATGCCGGTCTCCAGCATGAGCGTGGCCACCGTGTTGTCGGCCGCCACCACGGCGTCCAGAGACTGCGCCAAGACTCCCCCTCGGATCACTTCGGCCTGCACCACCATCAGCGGCTGGGGGACCCCAGCCGGGGACATCGTCACTGCGTCGTGCGGGTCCAGGTCGCGGAACCGGTAGACCTGGCCCTCGGGCCCCGTGCCCACGATCCAGTCGCCCTGGTCCTCGACGGAGGACAGGATGACACCCCGGATGTGGTCCTCGGAGTCCCAGCCGACAGAGATGCCTCCACCGGCCGCCCCGTAGGCCAGCCCGCCGACCGGGAGGAGGTAGGTGACGTCCTCCTCGGTCTCGGTCACCGGGTCAGTGACCTGCCGGAACGTGGTCTCCAGCATGGCCGGGTTGGGGAACTGCACTGGAGCGGTCACGCGGCGGTCTCCTCGGCGGCGGCAACGACGGTGGCATCGGCGGCGGACGGAGCCGCGCCGTAGGAGGTCGGCAGGTCCAGGATCGGCCGGGCGTTGCTGGGCAGCGTGACCGGCGGCAGGTCGTTCGGGCTCATGTTCTGGGCCTGCGACTTCAGGATGACGATCTCCTCGACCGGGCGGCCGTTGATGTGGCTGTAGCCGTCGGCCTTCAGCTTCTCGATGGCCTTGGCCCGCTCGCTCTGGTCGCTGACCGCGATGAAGCCGACGGCCTCGGTCGGGAGCCCGCCGCCCAGGAAGAAGTCCGTCACCGAGGACAGCGACGTGGCGTAGGCCAGGTGGTCCGAGCCGGAGCCCTTGCCCTTGCCGTAGACGTCCCCGGTGCCGGTCCGGTAGTCCATGATCCGGCCCAGGACGGCCTCGGGGCGGTGGTAGACCATCATCCCGCTGTGCTTGTAGCTGGCCTGGTTGTTGCCGCTGGGCAGCTTGGAGTGCACCCCGGCGGAGGCGTAGGACCCGTGCCCGGCGTGGTTGCCGTTGTCCGTGCTCCAGGAAGCACCGGAACCGGTGGAGCCGGTGCCGTCCAGCATCCCGGCGGTGCGCTTCAGGATGGAGCTGGCCGACCCGTACTTCACGGTTGACACGATCTGAGCCGCGTCGGCGCTGTTGGCCGACCGGTAGATCACGTTGACCTTGGACTTCGCGGCCAGCGCGTTGCGCGCCCGGTCGGACCAGAAGTACGCCGGGGTGCCGGTGGACTCGTCCACCCCGACCAGCACGTCGTGCCAGCCCAGGTCGGTGATGCCCATCGTCTTCCCGGCCTGCGTGAACAGCTTGTCGTCGCTCCAGCCCTTGGCCGTGTCCACGTCGCTCATGTCCAGGCTCAGCAGGGTGCGCAGCATCCCGCGCACGTTGTCCTTCGCGCTGTCCTGCGTCATCGGCGAGTAGTCCACGCCCAGCTTGCTCAGCGCCGCGCCCAGGGCCTTCTCGTCCAGGCCCTCGGGGACGGAGATGACCGTCGTGCCGGTGGTGGACTTGTTGTCCGACCCCTTCGGGTCCACCAGCTCGATGACCACGCCGTCCTCGCTGACGTTGCGCAGCGTCTGCCAGCTGGTGCTGGAGTGCTGGAACGCCGACTTCGTGACCGAGCTGCCGGGCTCGTTGTAGAGCTGGGCGTCGCCCGCGCCGTTCTTGGCCGCCGAGATGCCACCGTCGTTGGCCAGCGCCCAGCCCATCGCCTTGGCCGTCTCGCCGATGCTGAAGGCCCCGGGGGCCACCTTCTTCGGCTTGTTCGGGTCCCAGGCATAGGTCGTCAGCGGCTTGCCGGGGTGGAAGCGGCTGGTGATGACCTCGCCGGTCTGGATGTTGGCCATCGTGACGATCTTGACGCCGGAGCCCGACGGGTCGTCGGCCACGCCGGTGACCTTGTGGGTCGGCGGCACCTGGGACGGGTCCACCTTCCAGCGCGGCGTGCCGTCCGGGTTGTCCGTGGAGGACTTCCGCATGGGCAGCTGGTCGCCGATGGCGACCTGCTCGGAGGACTTGGAGCTGGTCGCCCAGTCGCCCTTCTCCCCCACGCCCGCCAGCAGGCTCATCAGCTGCTCGCGCTGCGCCGGGGTCAGGGTCATGTGCACCCGGCTGTAGACCTTGCCGGACGGGCCGGTCGCCTTGGTCACGGTCATCTGGCCGTGGCTCACGCCGGGGTGCGCCGAGAGGATGGCGCGGAACTTGCCGTCCTGCGGGGTCTTGGCCAGCACCTCGGCGACGCTGTCAACCGCCAGCGGCATCCCCTGCGGGATGTCCTTCAGCGTGGCCGGGGCCGCGTAGGCGCTGTAGTTGGCCGACTTGTCGGTCTTGATGGCCTCGATCAGGCGCGTCGTCTTCGTCCCGTCGGCCTTCAGCACGACGGCCTTGGTCTTGTCCTTGGAGACGGAGACGATCTTGCCGGTCATCGGGCCCTTGCCCGAGACGAACATCCCCGGCGAGGGGATGTAGCCGTCCTTGGTCAGCGCACCGCCCCAGGCGTTGATGTCCTCCTGGCTCGGCTTCTGGGCCCCGGGGTACTGCGGACCCACCGGAGCGGCCGGAGAGGCCGCCTGCGGGGCGCTGGGGGCGCTGGCCGCAGGCGTGCTCGGGGCCGCCGGGGTAGAGGTGACGCCCGGGTTCGTGTTCGGGGCGGCACCGGTGCCCTGCGAGCTGGAGAGGTAGAAGCCCTCCATCGCGGTGATGGGCATGTGCACCGGCACGGCCGGGGACTTCGGGGCCCCGGTCTTGCCGTCCTTGACCATGACGTAGTCCGACAGCGCCACGGTGTTGTCGTTGACCCCGGGGACGGCGGCGATCTTGCCGAACATGCCCGCGCTCGGGTCGTTGCCCTGCATGTAGACCCAGTCGCCCACCGAGGCCGACGGCAGCTCGTCGCCGGGGCTGGCGAGGTAGCCGAAGGTGGCCGGGTCCGGGATGCCCAGGTCCGCCCAGCCGGAGATGGTCGGGCCGGAGTAGGTCTTCGGCGCGGCCGGAGCCGCCATCGGGGCGGTGAACTGCGCCTTGTGGATCGTCCAGCCAGCCGACTGGGCGTACTCCTCCATGCCCTGGTCGGACCCGGCGATCAGCACCTTGTCGCCGTTGGCGTAGATCGTCTCCCAGCTGCCGTCGGCCTTGCGCAGGACAACGCCGGTGGTCGGCAGGCCGCCGGTGCTGTCCTCCAGCGCGTAGATCGACTGACCGACGTGCAGCACGCTGGCGTACTGCTCGATCTTCTTGGTCTGCTCCGGGGTCGGCGTGTAGCCGCCGAAGTTGTACGTCCCCGGGGTCAGCAGGGTCAGCAGGGTCAGCGAGGCGACCCCGGCGTAGGGCTGCGCCACCAGCGGCTCGGCGGGTTCGGTGACCGCGCCCGCCTTCACGCTGCCCTGGAGCACGGTGAACGTGACCGGGTTGTTCGGGGAGGTGGTGGCGTACTCGATGGAGTCCTGGCTGAAGCCGTCCTCGGCGTCCTCCAGCTGGCCGCCGGGCAGCACCTTCTGCCAGATGCCCTTGCCAGCGAGCTTGACCAGGTGGAACGACCCGGCCGGGCCCACCGCCTGGAGGACGTTGTCGGTCGGCGCGCTCTGGTAGCCCTCGAAGACCCCGCCCGTGGCCGGGTCGCTGACCGAGCCGCCGGGCACCGGCCAGGCCTGCGTGGTCCCGGCGACCTGGGACTGGCCCCACTCGACGTCGTCCAGCGAGGCCTGGGAGAGGGTGCCCTGGACGGTGACGGCGTGCCACTTCTTGTCGGCCGCCGACTTCACCCAGTATGTGCCGTCGGGCTCCTGGAGCACCTGGTCGCCGGTGACCGGGGTGTACCCGCCGAAGCTCGGCGGCGTGTCAACCGCCGAGGCAGCAGCAGGCCAGACCTTGGCGATGACGTCCCCGGAGCTGATGGCCGGGTCGGCGTCCCAGGCCGCCTTGGACATCGAACCGGCCTCGGACAGGGTGCCGTCGTCGTTGACCGGGTAGACGGTGCTGCCGCTGACCACCCAGTGCGACCCGTTGGGCTCTTGGAAGACCTCCTCCCCAGCCTTCGGGGTGTAGCCGGAGAACGCCGGAGCCGGGCCCGCAGCGGCGGCGGCAGACCCGTCGTAGACCAGCTTGTACTGCGACCCGGACTTGCCCGCCGTGGTGGCGGCCATGAACTCCTGGGCCTGCTCGTTGCTGAAGCCGCCGCTGCCGGACGCGCCCTCGGTGTTCGGCGCGGGCACCCACCAGCCGGTGTCGGCCTCCTGGAAGAAGAACCAGGGGTCGGTGTCGCCGTCGAAGCTCGTGAGCGCCATGACCTTCTGGTCGGGCTCGGGCGTCCACTCGCCGCCGCTCTTGTTGCTCAGCGTCGGGACGGCCGCGCTCTCCCCGGCGGGCTTCAGGCCCTCGGGGAGCGGGTGCAGCAGCTCGTACTTCGCCGCGCTGCCGCTGCTGGCCGTGGACAGCTTCTGCTGGACGACGTGGTTGGACTTCACCGCGTCGGAGGACTCGTTGACCGAGCCGTCGGGGCCCAGCTCGTACCAGCCCGCGCCCGTCTGCTTCTGGACGTAGACGTTGGTCTTGCCGTTGGCCAGCGTGACCTTCAGCAGGGACTGGCCCTCGCCCGGCACGAACGGCGCGTAGCCCTCGGGCAGACCTGGCACGGCGGTCGGCGCGTCCGCACCCTCGGGCAGGTAGGTCCAGGTGAAGTGCGACAGGTTGGGCTGCGCGTCCCAGCCCAGCAGCTCCTCGGTCGTCCAGACCTTGGAGCCCAGCTGGCCGCTGGTCATCAGCTTCAGGTAGTTGCCGTCGGGCTGCTTGACCAGCACGACGGTCTTGCCGTCCTCGGTCTGGACGGCCCACAGCGTCTCGCCCGGCTTCGGGGTGTACCCGACGCTCTGGAGCTTCTGGCCGATGGCAGCGGGCGGCTGGGGGCCGTCCTGGTGGGTCACGCGCGGCTTGCTGTCGGCCGCCTCGGAGGCGAACGGGTCGTGGATGACGTTCAGCGTGCTGCCGCCGCCCAGCAGGGAGTCGGCGGTGTAGCCCGGCGTCAGCAGGTTGCCGCTGCCGTCGATGGTCATCACGTGCTGGTCGCCCGCGAAGCTGCCCGACGGGGACACCACCAGCGCACTGGCGTTGCCCGACGCCAGCGTGACGATGGCGACGGCCTCGCCCGGCTTCGGCTTGTAGTTCGCCGCGCCCGCGCCGTACAGCGTCAGGTCGGTGTTCTCCGGGATGACCAGCGCACCCTGGAAGGGAGCGCCGTCCCAGACCTTGTCCATGCCGACGACGGAGAGGCTGGCGTCGGCCTCCCACTTCCCGTCGATCCAGCCCTCCACGCCGTTCGGACCGCTGCGGTAGTAGGACGAGTCGGCGGCGTTGAAGAAGATCGGGTACTGAGCAGTGCCGAAAGTCAGGCCCTGCTCGGTCATCAGCCAGTAGTGGTCCGGCGGGGTCTCGACCGTCGGGGCCGGGTTGAACAGCTCGTTCAGCTTGGCGATGTCCAGGCCCAGCTCGCTCGCGCTCGACCCGGGCGCGAACTGCATGGGCAGCACGGCCTCGGGACCGAAGGCCTCGTGCGTGTCCACCAGGATCAGGTCGTCGGGGTCGCCGTTGACCATCGCGGCGAACTTGAAGCCGCCGGTGTCCAACTGGAGGCTCGGGTAGCTGGCCACGGTCAGCTGCTCGGTGGAGCTGACCTCGATCTTCAGGCCGGGGTAGAAGTGCTCCACCTGGTCGGCCAGCTTCAGGCTGACGAAGCCCTCGGCCGCGTTGCCCAGGAAGGGCAGCTCAGCGCTGCCGGGCATGTACTCGCCCTCGACCGGCCCGCCGTAGGCGTGCACGCTCAGCGCGCTGGTGCCGTCGCCGTAGGACTCGTCGGGCTCGATGAACTTGATCACCGAGATGTTGCCCTCGAAGTCCTTGATCACGTCCCCGGCGACCAGGTCCGTGCCCTTCTTCTTCGGCAGGACCGGGCCGAGGTCGTCGTCGGTGTCAACCGCCTGGCTCGGAGCAGCGTCGCCGTCCACCAGCGCCGGGGCCTTGACCACGTAGGTGGCCGAGGACCAGGGGTTGATGAAGACGTCCTGGCCGTTGCCGGTGGTGATCGTGACCGAGCCGCTGGGGCTGACGGCCTTGATCGACAGCCAGTTCTGGCCGTCCAGGCTGATCTCCTGGCCGGGGGACAGCTGGCCCTTCCAGCCCGACAGCGTCTTGGCCTCGTCGCCGTACAGGATCGGCGTGACGAAGCCGTCGTAGGTCACCTCGTCGGCGGCCTGGAACGCCACACTGCCGATCTCGGGCATGACCAGCGGCACGCTGGTGGCCTTCTCGCTGCCGATGATGGTCATCAGCGGCTTGCCGCCCAGCGGCATCTCGAAGGCGTCGGTGCCGGGCAGGTCGCCGTCGTTGTCGTCGGCGTACCAGAGCACCAGGCCGCCGCTGGGGCCCGTCGTCCCGTCGGTGAAGAAGACGTTGCCCATGAAGATGACCTGGTAGGTCGTGGCCCCGTTGTCGGCCTTCCCGGCCGCCGCCAGCTGGCTCGGCGCGATGGGGCCGAGGTAGTCCTTCAGGCTGCCGAAGACGGCGACCTTCTCCTGGCTGTTGACCTGGAGCGAGCCCAGCGGCTGCCCGGTGTAGGGCTCCAGGCCGTGCGTGCCGTCCGCGTAGCTGACGTGCACCATCTGGGCAGCGGTGAGGTCGTCCACGGCCAGCCAGCCGGTGGCCTTCTCCTCGCCCTTCCAGGGCTGCAACACCTCGGGGCCGTAGTCCTTGACCGGCCCGACGGCCACCTGCGGCTGCTCGGCCGCCGGGACGACGCCGCCGGTGATCGAGACGGTGCCGGTGGACTTCCGCTTCCGCTTGCCGTTGGCGTCGGTGATGAAGACGAACTTGCCGTCGGGGCTGATGAGCGTGATCTCACCCGCCCAGCCGTCCTTGGCCTGCGCCATCATGCCCAGCGCCGGGACCTCGCCGGTGGCGGTCTTCGGCAGCTCGACGTCCAGGTCACCGGCCGGGAGCTTGCCCGGCTGCGTCATGGTGCTGGCCAGCTTCAGCAGCTGCTTCGTGGGGTCGTCGCCGTTGGGGTCGGTGACGACGGCGTACTGGCCCTTCGGCTTGACGAAGGTGTAGGTCTTGCCGTCCTTCTTGCTGGTCACGGCGTCGCCGGTGCTGGCCTCGGTGCCGTCGCCCACGACCATCGTCTTCGCGCCGCCGGGCGCGGTGGTCTTGCCCGGCGCGGGAGCGCCGCTGCCGGTGGGCAGCGGGGTCACCAGGTCGGCCTTCAGCGCGGCCTCGGTCTCGGCGGCCTGGCCGGTCTTGCCCGGCGCGACGGCGGGGGCCTGCTCGTAGGCACCGTCGGAGGTGGCCTTGTAGCTGACCAGGTCGTCCTCGACCTCGGGCTCGCTGGCCTTGGTGACGACGTCCTCCAGCTGGGAGACGGTCGGCACCGGCGTGGCCGGGATGTCCTCGACCAGCGTGTCAACCGCTGGCGGGTCCCAGCGCTCGACGGTCCAGGTGGTGTTGCCGTCGGCCCCGAAGGTGTCCAGCAGCTGCTGGCTGCCGTCGGGGTGCTCGACCAGCACCGCGCCGGTGCTGTCGTTCCAGCCCTTGATCTTCAGCGGCGCACCCATGCCGAGCGCGCTGATCTTGTCGCCCCGGTGCCAGCGCTGGGCCGCGAGGTCGCTGCCCTTCAGCTTCTGGCCGTGGTCGGGCCGGACGGCGTCGGCCTCCTTGGCGGTCTTGCGGAAGTAGACCTCGGCCGCCGGGCCGAACTCCTGCTGCCAGCCCAGCAGGCTGGCCTGCTCGCCGACGATGGACAGCGCGTTGCCGGTGCCGTCGATGCCGAAGACCCGGGTCGTGCCGTCGGGCAGCTCGATCTTGTCGCCGCCCTGGAGCAGCATCGCGGCCTGCGCCAGCGTGGTCTTGAACCAGCCCCGGGGCTTGCCCTTGTTGGCCGCCAGGTCGGCGGTGTCCACCACGGGCGCGGTGGAGCCCTCCTGGGCCTCGGCAGCCTTCTGGGACTCCGGGAGCTGGAGGCCGTAGTAGTTGGCCAGGTAGAGCCGCCGGGCCTTCAGGGTGTCGGCCAGGGAGGCCGGGAGCCCGGCGTCGCTGACCATCTCCTCGATGCGCTGCGGCGTGATGGCCACGACGCGCTCGGCCCCGTCGATCTCCTGGGCCTTGGTCATGCCCGGCCCGTAGATCGCGGCCTTCTTGCCCTGCCGGAAGGCGTCCAGCTCGCTGACCTTGGAGCCGAAGTCGGTCTTCTTCTCGCCCATCGCCCGGTAGAGCAGCGCCCCGCCGTTGTCGATGCGCCAGGGCACGCCGTTGGCGTCGGTCAGGATGTTGTCGTAGGTCATCCCGAAGACGTCGCGGTTGCCCAGCCAGGCGTCCACGGCGAAGTTCCGGCGGACTTGGTCGGTCCACTCCGGGTCCTTCAGCTTGGCGGCCATGTTCTGCTCGCCGTCGATGACCTTGCTGTAGAGCTGGCCGTCGGCGTGGAAGTCCACCTCGGGGACCGGGACCCCGGCCTCCTCGTACAGCGCGTTGGCCAGCGCCTCGTTCGCGCCGTGGCTCTTGGTCTTCGGCTTCTTGACGTAGAACTTCTCGGTGGCCACGCCGTTGGCCGCCGCGTCGTCCAGGCTCTGCGGCGTGATCGACGGCATCTGGTACATGCCGCCGGGGTTGGACCCGCCCTGGCCGCCGATCTTGGTCACGCCGACGTCGGAGGTCTTCAGGTGGGCCTTGGTCTTCGGGGCCCGGTAGACCTGCTTCGGGCTCAGGACCAGGGACTCGCCGTGGGTCTTCCCGGCCAGGTCCGACGGGGTGACCGTCAGCTTGACCTGGTCGTTCTCCTCGTAGATGCCCTCGACCTTGCCGTAGGCCCAGCCCTTGGCGGTCAGGTACTTGACCACGCCGAACTTCTCGATGAACCGGCCGTCGGCACCGCGCGGGTGCAGGTGCTCGGTGAAGGTCTTGTACCCGGCGGCGGTGACCGGCGCGGACTCGCCCAGCGGGAAGACCAGGTGCTCGTCGGCCAGCCACAGCTCCAGGGAGCCGATGGTGACCTCCTTGAAGGCGGCCACGTCGGGCTGCTCGCCCTCGTACTGCATGGTCAGGTGCGGAATCCAGTTCGGGAACTGCTCCACGCTGGCGACGGCGGTTGACACCGACTCGTCCAGACCCAGCGTCTCCCTGATCTTGGTCAGCATGGTGCTCTGGATGAGCAGCACCTGGGCCTTGTCCTGGCCCAGCTCGGCGGTGCCGGAGACGTCCACCGGAAAGGCGTAGACGTTGGCCGCGATCAGGCCCAGCGTCGTCTTGATGCCCTCGATCTGCTCGTCCGAGAGGTCGGCCGCCTCGCCCAGGAACTGGAGCGTGACGTGCGCGTCCTCGGCGACGATCTCGTGGACCGGGTCCTCGGCGGTGGGGACGGCCGCGATGATCGCGGTGGTGTACTGCGGCTGGTCGCTCACGCGGCGGTCGCTCCGGTTCCTGCGTCGTTGATGGCCGTGGCTGCGGTCGGGGGCGTCAGGACGTCGGTGGCGCTCTGCGGGAACGGCACCGGCTGGCCCTCCTGGTTCTCCTCCCGCTGCTTGCCCAGCACGGTGGGCAGCAGCGACTGGAGCAGGGCCATCTGGACGTCCTGGGGGAGCGGCGTGCCGCTGGTCAGCAGCATCATCCCCAGCTCGGCCTCGGACGGCGCGTCGTCGTCACCGAAGCCGTGCTCGCGCCGCCAGGCCCCCGGGCCGACCAGGAACTTGTCGAAGCCGTCGCTGGCGTCGGCCGACTGGTTCGGACGGGTGACGATCTCGGACGGGTCGTACCAGACCACGATCCGGTTGATGTCGGACTCACTATAGCCCTTGGCCCTCAACAGAGGCCGCAGGAAGACCTCGGTCAGCGCGTCCACCAGGACCAGCGCCAGCGGCTCGATGGTCGCCTTGTAGAGGTTCTCGTCAATGACCAGGGCGTTGCTGTACTTGACGTTGGCCAGCCCGGTCACGACCTCCTTGGGGACGTCGATCCCCTGGAGGATGCGCTCCAGCGCGCGCTCGGTCCGGTTGACCAGCCAGTCGTCGGACCCGCGCTCGAAGGTGATGTGCTTGATCTGCTCGGCCAGGCCACCGTCACCGGTGACCATGATCGGGGCCACCGCAGCGGCGTCGCCCTCGTCGGAGATGGCCGTGACGATGGCCTGCATGATGTCGGCGACCAGCTGGTTGCCCGGGTCGGAGGCCATCGCCTCCAGCTCCTCGGGCGGGAGCGGCTGGCCGTCCTCGGCCAGGCCCTGGAGGGCCATGTACATGCGGTTGGTCAGCAGGCCGTCGGGCAGGAACAGCAGGCCGTTGTTGAGCCGCGTGCGGGTCGCGGAGCGCACCAGGCGCTGGAGGATCAGCAGCTCCTCGACGGCGTCGGCCACGCCCATCATGGAGCTGTCGGGCTCGCCGGAGTAGCGCGGGTGCGCGCGCCAGATGCGGCCAACGAACGTGCCCTTGGCCAGGCGCTTCTGCTGCGTCGTCTCGCCCTTGATCGGGCGGAGCCACGCGCCCTGCTGGTCGAAGACCAGCTCGTCGGTGGAGACCACCTTCCACTGGACCGTCTTGTTGCCCTGCCGGTCCTCGCCCGGCAGCCGGACCATGTAGCACTCGCCGGGGACGTTGACGTTCAGCGCGAAGCTGCGCACCAGCCCGGCGAAGGTCGGGCCGCTGATCTCCCGCATGGTCTCCTCGGCGTCACGCGCGAGGTCGGAGGAGATGCGGCCCTTGTCGGCGGCGTCCTTGGCCCCCTGCGGGGCCTCGTCGCTCTCCGGGATGGCGGCGGGGAAGACCCGGAGGCGGGAGAGGATGTTCGCGGTCAGGTTGAAGGCGTAGTGCACCTCGCCGACCCGCTCGTAGCCGGTCCAGGCCTCCTCCTGGCGGGTCCGGTAGCTCCCGCCCTTGGCCCGCTCCTGCCAGGCGTGGTCCAGGTCCACCTGCTCGGCCGACGCGGTGATCGCGCGCGGCTGGCTGTACCGGGCCGTGGCGGCCCGGCGCTCGGGCATCTGGACCACCTTGGCGGATGCGGTGACCGCTTCCGGAGTCGATGTCGCCCGGCCGCTGCGTCGAAGCACCCCACCCGCCATGCTCAGCAGCGTAGCGGCCAGGTCACCCCGAGTGGTTGACAGAGACGGGAGTCAGCTCCGGCTGTACTTCTGGGGCAGGCCGTAGGTCGCGCTCGTGGTCTGGCGCACGACCTGCGTCGTGGGCTGTCCGGCGTAGGGGTTCCAGCGCTTCAGCGCCTTGCCGCACGAGCACCCGCCCGCGCGCGCCACGGTGAACTGGCCGATCACGCCGCCGTGGTGGTCGGCCTGCGCCGTCTCCTCCTCGGTGACGTCGGCGAACCACGTGCCGATCTGGGCCACGCCGTTGACGTTCCCGGCCTCCCAGGCCACCGCGATCTGCCGCGTGCTGACGATGACGTGCAGCTTGGCCCGGGGCGGGATGCCCTCGGGGCGCTGGCCGGTCGCGGTCAGCGTCACCGCGCCGGGGAACAGGTCCGCGATCAGGACGACGGGGCCTTCAGTCGGGGCAGCGGTCACAGTCGTCGTCCGATCCTCTCGATGACGTCCTGGGCGACCAGGACGGTCTGGCTCAGCGCCAGCACCTTGACCAGGAACCGCCCGACGGGCCCGCCCTGTTCCGCCACGAGGATGCCACCGGCAGCCCAGACGCTGGCGCAGGCGTGGCAGTTGACACCGGTGTCCACGGTGTCCCAGGCGGCCGAGTCCTGCGCGCGCTGCTGGATGGCCGCGCGGACCGGCTTCGTGATCTCGTCGTCCACCACCAGCGTGGTGAGCCGGGCAGCGGCCAGGGTGCGGACCAGGGCGTTCATGGGATCAGGGCCTCTCGCTCGGGATGGGGTGTCAACCGGGTGGCCTTCGGGTCGGCCGCCCGCAGGTCGCGGCAGCGCTGCCCGGCCGGGGCCTTGCAGCCCTCGGCCGGGCAGTCCACGGCCAGGGCGCGCGGGAGGTGGTGAACCGTCCCGCACGCCCCGCACCGGAAGGGGAACGTCTTGGCCATCAGCCTCGACGGCCCGACCAGCCCTCGCCGGAGTCCGGCGCGGGCTCGGCGTGCTGGATGCTGGCCAGCAGCTCGGGGTCGGTGCCCACGACCTCCGGCGGCGTCGGCTGCGTCGCGGTGATCTCCGGCTCCGGCTTCTCGCCGCTGACGAAGACGGTGAACGGGTGCCCACCCGGTGCTGCGTGCCAGCTCGCCACCCAGCCGCTGACACCCTTGCCGTCTTCGTCCTGGACCGAGAGGCGGTGGCCGACCATGACGTGGTGCTCGGGCACCCAGCCCGGGGCGGGTGCGGCGGCCTTGTCCGTCTCCTCGCCCCGGTCCCGGCCGTCGCAGTAGCGCTGGACGGCCTCCCACTGGGCCTGCGTGAACTTCTGGTCGCCCAGCTCGACGGCGTACTCCGGCTCGACGTCCTCCGGCACCGGCTCGACCAGGCCATCCAGCACCAGCTCGTCGTTGCCCGTGAGGATGTACCTGGCCAGCCGGACGCGGTCGTAGACGTCAGCGTCGGGCATGACCCCGCGCACGGTGATCAGCGCGGCCACGCGCGCCTTGGCCGCGTCGGGCAGCATCCCGGCGGTCCGGTCGGCCACCGCCTGCGTGAGGTCGTCCATGAGGCCCATCAGCGGGCCGCCGGACCCTGGTCGGCGTAGACCTTCTGGAAGAAGTCCCCGCCCTGGTGCTGGTAGAACTCGCCCTGGAGCCCGCGCATGACCTGGTCGCCGGGGCGCACGGTGAACGGGCCCTCCAGCGTCTGGATGGTCAGCTGGCCGTTGCCCATCGTGGCGTCGTGGCCGTTGACGGTGATCCAGTCGAAGATGTCCTGGAGGTTGTCGGTCGTGGCCAGCACCGTCTGGACGACGGCGGGCTTCTTGATCACGTCCCGGACGTCCAACCCCTCCGGGATGATGTTGCTGCTGCTGGTCATGCGCTGGGGCTCGGTCACGGTCACTCCTTCTGGGAGAGCACGGCCAGCGTGACGGAGGCGATGGCCACCGCCAGGACCAGCTCGATGCTCGTGTCGGCTGCTGCGAGGACCACGGCACCCAGCGCGAAGACCAGGGCGAAGATCGCCCACCAGCTGAAGCCACCGAGCCAGTGTCGGAACCGGCGGAAGTGCATCAGGGCCTTGGAGCGTCGGGTGGGCGGCACCGCGTCAGTCTGGCAGGCCGTGTCAACCAGATGTCAGCGGGACAGGCGGAGCCAGCAGCGGCAGCGCATCCACTCGTGCACCGGCGCGCTCGTGTCGCCCGGGTACCAGAGCTTGTTGCCGTCCAGCGTCACGAAGGGCTCGTCCAGCGCGACGACGTGGTACTCGTAGTTCTTGGAGCCCAGGAAGGCGTGGTTGACGCGCACCCGGGCGTCGCCCTTGTCCACCCAGGTCTTCCGGGTCCAGCCCGCCTCGGCGGCAGCGGCCAGCTGGGCGGCGTGCCGGGTGCTCTGCACGACCGGCAGCGCGATCTTCTCGGGGTCGGAGTAGGACTTGGCGTGCTCGGCCGCCTGCGGGTCGTAGGGCTCGCCCGGCAGGGAGACACCCGGGGAGCCCCCGGTGGCCTCGTCCACGCGCGCCTCGCGGGCGATGGCTTTGGCCGCGTGCGCCAGCACGGCCAGGCCCGCCTGCACCCCGGCCTCGCGTCCGACGTCCGTGCCCAGCCACAGCTCCTCGGCCGCGCGCTTCCCGCTCCAGGTGCGCTGCTCGTCCATCGCGCGGTCGGCGATGGCCGACAGCACGGCGACCACCGCGCCGTAGTAGCCGATCTTCTTGGCCACCGTCAGGGGCAGTCCGGCCACCCGGCCGCCGGTCCGGGCGTAGGCCAGGACCGCTGTGACGAAAGCCGCCAGGGCCGGGGTGACCGCGCTGATCTCGGCGTCCTGCGCAGCGGCGACGGCCTGGGCCTGCGCGGCGAACTGGCGGGGCGGTGGCGGCGGCACCGGCTCCTGCGCGGGCTGCTGCGGGGCGGTCACTGCGATCCTCCGACGGTGCGGCGCGGGACGCTGATGCCGGGACGGTAGCCGGGCACGACCAGGCCGCTGGGCCGCGCACGGCCGCGCGTGGTGTCCACCTTGATGCCCGACATCCGGCGGGCGACGGTCTGGCTGGTGCGCGGCATCGGCGTCCCGACGGGGGAGTGCGACGTCGCGGACCCCGGGACGCCGCCCTTGACCAGCGCGTCGGGGAACAGCAGCGCGGAGAGCCCGTGCACCAGGGCGTCCAGGCGGTCGGGGGAGTAGCCCTTGTCCTCCGGCGTCCAGCTGGTCAGCTGGTCCTCCAGGTCGGGGAAGCTGGTCACGTGGTGCACCCGGCCGCGCTGGTAGGCCGCGCCGATGGGCTCCGCGCGGACGGCCTTGGCCTTGCTCGACCAGACCTCGCGGATGGTCGGCACGGGCACGTTGGCCGCCGCCGCGCGCTCCTTCAGCATCCGGCGCACCAGCGCGCCGCCCTGGTTGTTCTCGACCACGACGACGGCCTTGTGCTTCACGGCCGCCTTGATCACCTCGTCGCCCCAGACGGTCGGGCTCGCCTTCAGGCTCCGGTCGTCCACGACGTAGGCGTGCCGGTTGAGGATGGGGAAGGTCAGCGGCGCGTAGATCACGGTGATGCCGCACTCGTCGTTCGGGCGCTCGGCCACCGACGGGTCCACCGCGACGACGCGGGCCCAGCGGGTGTCCACGTGCGGCAGCTTCTGCACCCGGTGGTCGTCCAGGGTGTCGGCGTCCACCGTCGCGCCCTGGACGGCGTCCAGCATCTCGCCGTTCAGCTCCTGCGCGCCCAGCGTCGTCCCGGCGTACAGCGACTCCAGCGTGGCCAGGTAGCTGGCCGATAGGTGGACGTTGTCCGTCGTGCGGCCGGTCCGGAGGATCATCTTCTCCGGGTTGGCCTTGATCTCCTCGATCAGCTGGCGGAGCAGCTTCACCCGCTTCGGGGTGGTCGTAGCGATGATCTGCGGCAGCAGCCCGAGGCGGACGGCCATCCGGAGGTTGCTGAAGGCGTCCAGCTCACCCTCGCCCCGGACCTGCTTGTAGGCCGCGATCTCGTCGGCCCAGCCGAAGTGGAACGCCGGGCCACGCAGCTGGTCGGGCTCCTCGGCGCTGAAGCAGATGCAGAAGCCGCCGCCCGGCAGGTTGACACGGCGGTGGCTGCTGATCCACTCCACCTGGTCCTGGAGGGACGGCGGGTAGATGTTCAGCAGGCCCGACGGGCCCTGGAGCATCGTGTCCCGGACGTCGGCCGCCGTGCGGCCCAGCAGGGCCAGGCGCAGCGGCTGGCCGGGGTCGCGGCCCAGGCTGTGCCAGCGCTCGTCCAGCTCGCGGATCGTCTCGGTGCCCGAGCGGGTCTTGCCGAAGCCACGACCGGCGTTCAGCAGGGCCATCACCCAGTCGGCGTCCTGGCCGACGGGCTCGATGGGCAGCTTCTGCGACGGCCGCGCCGTCCAGTCCCAGTCCCAGGGGAGCAGGTCCAGGTCCAGGTCCGCCAGCAGCGCTTCCTGCTCGTCCTCGCTGAGCAGGGCGACCTGCTGCTCCAGCGAGAGGTCGCCGGACGGCAGTGCCTCGGCGAAGGCGGTTGACACGCTGCCAGCCTACGGCCAGCGCTACTCGGGCAGCTCGACGTCGTGGCGGCGGAGGTAGACCCAGGCGACGTCGCGCTGGACCTCGAAGTAGTTGACCCCCAGCGGGCCGATCAGCATCAGGCCGTCGCGGCCGGGCAGAACCCCGCGCGAGCCGACGTTCACGGCCAGCACGCGCAGGTAGGGCGGAGCCGTCAGCCGGGTCACCGCCGCGACGTCCATGTGCTGGAACAGGTCCAGTCGCTGGAGAGGCGTCACGACCTCGGAAGGTACCGGGCGCTCAGGGAGCGCGGACGGCCTCCAGGTCCGAGGTGCGGTACCAGAGCCGCATGGTGTTCCCCTCGGGGAACCACTCGATCAGCACCTGGTGCATCGGCGCGACGCCGCGCAGCCGGAGGGTGTCCCACCAGTCGTCGGACGGGACCACCAGGCCGACCCGCTCCTGGGGGTCGTCGCGCACCTTGACCTGGACGCCCTCCCTGATGCGCGTGGTGCGCGTGGGCCGGTCCGGGCGCTCGGCGACAGGCTCCACGGCGGGGGTTGTTGAGTCGGGCTGCGTCATGGGCTAAGAATAGTCGTTCTTGTCAACATCACCCGATTGGGGGACACCATGACGCCGACCGACGCAGCAGTCTCAGCGGTGCCGTGCCCGCAGTGCGCCTACCTCACGCTCAACCGCTTCGCCTTCATCCGGTGGCGGCTCTACTGCATGATGTGCGGCCACCGTCCGCACCACGTCCGGTTCGCCCGGCGGCGGGGCCAGGTCCGCGTGGAGCTGCCCGCCGCCCGGCTCCGGGTGGAGCACTGGGGCCGCCAGCACGCGGCCTAGACGCGGCAGGGCCCCCGCCTACAGACGCAGTTGACGGGGGCCCATCGACGCAGCAGGTTGGCCGACGGTGACAGGCTACTCGCTGTCGGCTACCTGTTCCAGGTCACCCGAGGACGGCCCAGTCGTCGGAGTAGATCCGGTCGATGTGCGGCTGTCCCGGCCGGTACCGGCTGAACCACGTCCGGCACGCACCCGTCGTCGCCCCCTCCCACTTGGCGTCCGCCCAGCCCGAACGCCAGTCGGCCTGGCCCGGCACACAGCCCCGGGCGATGAACACCCGCTGGGCGTAGAGGACGTTGTCCCCGTCCACCCCCGCACCGCCGCCGTGGCTGGCCTTCGGCCCCGTGATGTCACCCAGGTACTCCCCGCGCGGGATGTCCCAGCCCGGCTTGGCCGGGAGCGGGGGGATGGAGGGCTTGATCGGTGCGTTGCCCACGCCCATGAGGGCCCAGGTCTGCGGGCCGACGACGCCGTCCACCAACAGGCCGTTGCGGCCCTGGGTCTTGCGGACCGCGTCGTCGGTCGCGGTGCCGAAGAAGCCGTCGTCGGTGAGCCCGTGCCAGCGCTGGACGTAGGCGACGTCCGAGCCGACCTTGCCGATGGACAGGATGCGCGCACCGTTCGGTGCGTCGACCCGCTCCTCGTACTTGATGCCGTTGTTGACCTCGGGGCTGGGCTGGACGACAGCACCACCACCCAGGAAGACCCAACCAGCCGCCGAGTCATAGCCCGCCCGGTTGAGGCTGAAGCTGACGTGGAGGTGCGCGGTGTGCGGGTTGGAGCCGGTGTAGACCTTCCAGCCCGACCAGTCGTTGGTCGTGATGCGGCGGTTGAAGATCACGTATCCGCCACCGGCCAGGCGCGGGTCACCGGCCGCGCCGAGCTTGCGCAGCTCCTCGGCCAGCCAGGCGGCGTCGATGCCGTCCTTGTCGATGTCGCGCGCGCGGACGACGCCCATGCCATCCACGACGACCCACGGGTTGTGGTCCGAGGTACGGGTGGCGTGCGCGGCGTCACCGATGGTGCCGTCCGAGGCCTTGTCGCGGCCCGGCCAGCGAGCGTTGATCGCAGCGACCAGCGTCATGCTGGCCTGGCAGTTGCGCCAGGCCGCCATGACCATCCGCGCCGCGATGTCCGCGTTGGTCAGCGGCGGGTGTTCGTGGTCGGCGGGCTCGCCGTCACCGTCCTCGTCGGGGTTGGTCGGAGCGTCGGCGTCCTCGCCCCGGAAGTTGTCGGGGTTCGCGTGGTTCTCCTCACCCGCCGTCTTGGCGTGCGGATCGGTTGATACGGGCGCAGTGGACTCGTTCACAGTGATCCTCCTTTTAACCGGGCAACTTGGAGATCGTGAAATAGAAATCGTGACCGACGGACGCGCTAGAACTGTTGGCTTGAAGAACACTCCAGTTCATCGTCCAGCCCTGCTCGGCGTAGTAGGAATCGGTCAGTGTCTGTCGAAGTTGACCGCAGTTCGGGAACGCCGCTGTGCCATCCACGTACCGGCAGTCCTCCAGAACCCCACCGTTGCCGCTCTGAGCGTTGCCAGGCATGGGCGAGAAGATGATCGAGTTGCGCTTGTACCCGGCATCAGAAAAAACTTCCAGATGTACTCGGTACAGTCCCCGTTCTGCGAACGTGAACAGACCTGTGACGTTGTCATAGGTGGCGACTGACGAATCGACCCGACCTGCGTCCCAGTTTTTGATGGGCGTGACTGTGTTGTGCGGAGCAGGGAAAGCGGTGCTCCGCCAAGAAGCCGTCGGGTAGTCACCCGGTGCCGCATCTGCCGTATCGGGGTCGGCGTAGGTTCCGGCGTAGATCCAGGCTTGACCGTCGTACTTCCGACGGTAGAGACGGTCCTCCTGGAAAGCATCGAACCCCCGGTAGAACAGCGCAGCGTAGTTGGTCACCGCCGCCGTCAATGCTGCTATCGAGGCGAAGCGCGGCACCTCGGCCTGCCGCCAGCCAGCAACGCTGTAGCGCATCAGGCAACCGTCGGTTCCCAGACCCGTGTGCGTGTAGGTGTCCCCGACCTTCAGACCACCAGCGGCCGTCGGGAGCGCAGTGCCCGAACCCCAGTGGTGCGAAGGTGCACGAGAGACGCCGATGGGCAGGACCCGGTCGTAGACATAATCCTCGACCGCGTTGGCCAGGTCGCTGAAGGCGTCGGGCCCGTCCGCTGTCTCGGTGAGTTCGGGGATCGGCAGCTTCAGGGCATCGGTTGCGCCCACACGGGCCTCCAGGATTGCGCGGGGTTACCAGACGGCACCACCACGCTACCGGGCCTCACCCGAGGTGCGAACCCGGCGGCTCGTCCTCGGAACCCGTCAGCGGAGCCGCCCGCTTCTCCAGGGGCGCCAGGTTGCAGGCGATGGTGGCGTTGGCGTGCATCGCCGTCACCTGAAGTTCGGTGAAGGTCAGCGACTTCTCCCGGCTGTCAGGCAGCGTCTCGTCCAGCCAGTACGCCAGCTCGGCGAAGCGCGTCCGCACCTGCTCGTGCAGCGGGATCGTCTCCGGTGTGGCCGGGTGGAATCCGAAGCGGTTGTCGATCTCCTGCTTGCCGATGGCCATGCCACCATCGTGACAGGCCACACCCCGGCGGTGCAGGCTCAGGACCCGCCGGGGTGTGGCCAGCCAGTGTCTCAGGCTCGGCTGATCTCCGTGATGATCTTGTCCACGGTGTCCTCGCGGATCATGAAGATCGTCCGCTCGGTGCTGGTCAGCTGGGAGATACGGGAGCCCTCGTTGAACGTGACCTTCCACTCCCCCAGGTAGGTCAGCAGCGCGACCTTCACGGCCGTCTCCGGGTCCTGGCCGGGCTTCAGCCAGGACTTCACCCGAGCGACCGTCTTGCGCAGACCGTTGGCGTGCGCCTTCTTCAGCGGCGTCGGCCCGTCCACGGGCTCGTGACTCAGCTCGGACAGGTTGGGCAGCTCAGCCCTGCTCTGCTCCACGCAGGACCACCTCCGGCAGGCAGTCGCGCCCGGCGTAGTGCCAGGTCGTGGACGGCCAGACGCGCTCGGGGTCGTGCGGGTCCGGCAGCGCGTGGCTGACGTTGTTCGCCCAGCGGACGATGCCCGGCAGCCGGTTGAGGTCGGTGAACCGGTCGGCCTTGCGAGTGGCCTTCGCAGGGACGAAGACCACCAGGTCCAGCGTGAACACCGGGGACATCGGGTCCTCGGCGTTGACGCCCACCACCATCGCGGCCAGGCACCGGTCGTGGGACCGGAAGTGCACGGCGGCGGCCTCGATGGGGCGCGGGATGGCGGCCTGCATCGGCTGGTTGGCCAGGTGCGGCGGGACGTCCTCGAAGGGTGGCAGCTCCGGCGCAGGCGGCTGGAACGCGGGCGGTGGTGCGCTCGGCTCGGGGATGCTGGTCATGGGCGCGAGTCTGTCAGTGCGTGTCAACCAGATCGGTACCCGGCTGCCAGCCCGCTCGGGCGTGCACCTGGGCGACCAGCGCTTCGCCGCGCAGCGCGACCAGCCGGACGCGGACGGCGTCCTCCAGCCACTGCGGCAGCTCCTCCCCGGCCAGGGCCTGCTGCATCCGGTCGTCCACCGGGTGGGTGGCGGGCAGCTCGCGGGTGACGTTCAGGACGTAGTTCAGCCAGCCCTTCGCGGCCCAGTCGGCGGCGATGGCGGCGTCCCCCTGCTTCATGCTCATGCCATCCATGTTGACACACCGAAGTATGTCTTGCGTATCTCAACAGTCTCAACTATGCTCGTCCCATGACGCAGAGCACCAGCACCATCGAGCAGACCTTCACGGTCCGGGGCAAGGACCGGATGTCCGACGAGTGGACGACGTTCACGGGCTCGGCCGACGCCTGCCTGGACTGGGCAGACCGGCGCGCGTTCGTGGTCCGCGACCAGCACGGCTGGCCCGTCCTGTCCGAGGTGACGAAGTAGCCCTACAGTAGTTTCTGTGACGACGCAGATTCCGCTGTACCGGCACGTCGGCAACGGCCGGTGGGGGCAGGACGAGCCCACCGGTCAGCACGCCCTGGTGGACGACGAAGACGCCGCACTGGTGAGCACTCAGACCTGGCGCCTGCACTCCGCTGGCTACGCGCACAGCTACGTCGGCGGTCGTGCCGTGCTGATGCACCGCCTGATCTTGGGCCTCCAGCACGGCGACAAGGTCCACACCGACCACGTCAACCGAGACCGGCTGGACAACCGCCGCGCGAACCTGCGCGGCGGCACGCAGCAGCAGAACAACCGCAACGTGGGGCGCAGGCCCCGCAAGCACGACCTGCCGCCGGGCGTGATGCCCAGCGGCAAACGCTGGCGGGCCTTCATGGGCTCCCAGCACCTCGGGGTGTTCGACACCCCGGACGCAGCAGCCGAGGCAGCAGCAACTGCCCGAACCGAGAGGGGATGGTGACCATGACACGTGGTCTCTTGATCGTGGACGTGCAGCAGGACTTCACCGAGGGCGGCGCGCTCGCCGTGGAGGGTGGCAACGAGGTCGCCGCCCGCACGGCCGAGCTGCTGGAGATGACCACCGGCTTCTACCCGATGGTCTTCGCCAGCCGGGACTGGCACCGGCCGATGCCCGACCTCAACGGCGGCCACTTCGCCGCGCCGGGCTTCGACCCGGACTTCCTGGCCACCTGGCCCGTGCACTGCGTCCAGGGCACCCGGGGCGCGGAGTTCCACCCCGAGTTGCTGCCGAAGCTCCGGGAGCGCCTGGGCCGGTTCACCGAGGTGCTGAAGGGCAACGGCCAGCCGGACTACTCCGCCTTCCAGGGCCGTCCGTCCTACGGCTCCCTGGACGCGGGCCTGGACCACGGTCTGGCCGGTGAGCTGGAGCGCCGGAACATCGACGCCCTGGACGTCGTGGGCCTGGCGACGGACTACTGCGTCTACCAGTCCACGCTGGACGCTCTGCGGCTCCCGGCGCTGCGCGAGGTGCGGGTGATCACCGACCTCTGCGCCGGGGTCAGCCCTACCACGGTCGGCAGGTCGCTGGACGACCTGCGCAAGATGGGCGCACAGCTGATCACCAGCTCGCAGCGGTGATCGGCCGCCTGCTCTGCCAGATGGGCCTCCACCAGTGGTGGGGGACCGACGTCCCGCACACCTACCGGTGCCTGCGGCCCGGCTGCCCGGCCGTCACCGCCGGGCACTCCTGACCGACTCCCTGGCACGGTTGACACGAAGGCCCTCTCCCGCTTCCCCGGGGGAGGGCCTTCACCCCTTCCCGAGAGGAACCACCAATGGCTGAGGTCAAGATCGTCGCCCCGCAGACCCGCTGCCCGGTCTGCCACGCCGCCCCGCTGGTGCGCTGCCGGGACGTCACAACCGGCGTGACGGTTGACAGGGTCCACCGGGCGCGCGAGCAGCGCTGCGCGGACGCGATGGCCGAGCTCATCTGTGACCACGCGCTCCAGCGCGAGGAGGTGGACCGCAGCAAGGGGATCCTGGCCGCCGCCTACCGGACGACGTCGGACTGCGTGGTGCCCGGCTGCGGGCAGCCGGTGACCCGGCACCTGTCCTACGGGCTGGAGATCGCCGAGCGTGTCGGCGGCGACCCGCTGGACTACGTGGAGCGACGGCGCGCTGCCCTGGACGGCTGAGCAGAACGGTCCCACGCTGGAAGGGCCCCAGGCAGCACTCCCCCGCTGTCTGGGGCCCTTCTGCGTGCCGGGACGAAGCGCCCCCTCTGTGCCGTCAAGATCACTTGACCGGGCGGGGTGAAGCGTCAAGCGATCGGCGTTGGACTGGAAGTGGCGCAGCGCCCCCTCTGTGCCAGCGTCAGGGCATGACGTTGCGGGCAGTCCAGGAGAAGCCCCAGGTGCCCGACACAGCGCAGGTGACGGTGAAGCCGGTCGCTGAGACCGCCGACACGTAGTAGTCACCTGCCGGGGCACCGGTCGGCGTGATGCTGATGCCGGCCGCGACGGGGGCGACGCGGAACGCTGTTGCGAAGGTGACCGTCGCCGTGGTCGCCCCGGCGAAGCTTCCCGCGCCGGAGGCGTGGTCTACGGTGCCCGTCATGTCGTTCGTGCCGTCCATGTAGGACGTGGCCGACAGCAGCCGCAGCGTCTCGGTCGCCTGCCCGTTCACTCTGTTGCGACGGAAGGCCACTGTGGTCGTCGTGCCGTTCTCGTACAGCGCCCTGGCCTGCTGGACCGCACCGGTGAACACGTTGTCGTGCACGTCCAGGGCGAAGGTGTAGCCGCCCGGGGTCTCTATGCCGTTGTTCCGGTTGCCGTCGAAGTGGCAGCCGGAGACCTCGGCGCTGGTGCCCGACACCATCGCACCGAAGGCGACGCCGTCCCAGGCGTTGTTCCGCAAGTCGCTGTTACGGATCCTGATGTCGGCCGAGCCGCCATTGGTGCCACCGACGGAGACCCCGTTGTAGCCGTGCTCCGCCTGGCAGCCGAGCAGTTCGACGTGGGTGCTGTCGTTGATCAGGAAGCCGGATGGGGTGGCCGGGCCGAGCCAGTGCGCGGCGTCCGAGGGGGGCGCGGTCGTGCTGGTGACGGCGGTGGTGCAGACGTAGAACTGCCAGTTCGTGCCGTTGAGGTACCAGACCGACTCCTGGGGCTGGTAGCTCGCGCCAGACTGCCAACTACCGGAGGTGCCCAAGCCGTAGTTGTTCTTCGCGCGGCAGCCAACCAGCTTGATCGCGTAGTTGTTGCGGTTGCCGCCCTGCGCGTTGTCGTAGGAGCAGGGGACCCAGTACGGAGAGTTGCGGCTGGGCGCGTACCCGGGGCCGGGTGGGGCGGCGATGCAGTAGTAGGCGCCGAGCTCGCTGGCGTGGTTGGGGTTCGCCTGTGGCGGCCACTGCACGGTCTGGCCTGCGGTGTAGCTGGTGGCGTCGGAGTAGGCGCCGGTCCAGGTCCAGCCGAACTTGCCCTCGTTGGTGTAGGTGAGGGCGAACCCGGCCAGGACGCCGTTGGACCAGGCGGTGCAGTCGGTCATCTGCGACCAGCGGCAGCCTTCCATGCGGAAACCGGCGCCCTCGCCGGTCTTGGCGGGCCCGTTGTCCCAGGCGTGGCAGTTGGAGAAGGTGATGTAGTCGCAGCGGATCGCGTCGATGCCGTGGTAGGTCTGGCCGTGGGCGCGGGAGTTGCTGATCATCCCGTCCCAGACCCCGGGCCGGAACCACAGCCCGTTGTCGTAGTTGTACCGGGCGGTGCAGTTGTCGATCCGGATGCCGAGAACGATGCCGTCCCCGGCGAGGATGCCGCCGCCCCAGCAGTTCTGTATGGTCGCGTCCTCGATGAGGACGTTGCGGGCCCAGAACACGCGGATGCCGTTGTTGGTCGGGTAGTTCTCCAGCTGCGGGATGGTGACGTTGGGACGGTTGCCGTCCCAGGTGCCGCCGCGGACAGTGACGTCGGTGATGAAGGTGTTGACCGAGCCCGCGATGGACAGCAGGTTCAGTTCGGTGTTCGTCCCCGGGGCGCGTCGGATGGTCGCGCCGTAGGCCTCGATGGTCTGCCCGGAGTGGACGGCCAGGTCGGCGGAGATGATGTAGGTGCCGCCGTGCCGAAAGACGATGCGCTTGGCGCCGGAGTCCAGGGCTGCCTGGATCGCGGCGGTGTCGTTGGTGGTGCCGTCGCCCTTGGCTCCGTAGGCGTCGGGGGAGACGCCCGGGGCGTACCTCTTGCGCGCGTCGGACTTGGCCAGGCCCAAGCTGACGACGTCCATCAGGCCACGCCCGCGAGGTTGCCGCCGCTGTAGCTGAACGCACGGACCGGACCAGTGCCGCGCTGAGAGGTCGCCACCGTGCCATCAGCGTTGTAGGTCAGGGTGATCGTGACCCCATCCTCCTTGTAGGAGGTGAGGTTGCCCAAGCCGTCGTAGACGAACGCCGAGAGCACCGGGTCAGCTGACCCCAAGGCCGCCTTCAGTGCCGCCGAGCTGAGCCGGGACGGCACCATCAGCTCGCGCTCGTCGTCGGTGTCCGGCGTGGAGTCGTAGACCGGCCTGGTTGACACGAGATCGGACCCGGCGTCCAGCATGCCCAGCTGGGCGGCGGCGCTGCTCACCGAGCTCGCGCCGCGCTTGATGGCCACGACCACCGGTGCGGCACCCGGGCGGCTCAGCGCCCAGTACGCCTTGGCCGAGCTCGGATCCGGGAGCGTGAGCGTGGCGACGCCCTGGGCATCGGACACGGCCGTGACTGGCTGGCCTCCGCTGGAGGGCGCGTACTTGTTGCCGGAGTAGGGACGGGCCGTGACCGTCGTCCCGGGCGTGGGCACCTGATGGCGCAGCACCGTCATGGCCCCCAGGGTCGCACAGGGTGTCTGCCAGCTCACGCGATGACGCAGGTCGGCAGCGAGTTTCAAGAACATCGGCGTTTCTAGTTCACACTGTTGAGACGGCAGCCGATACTTCAGGCATGACGCAGACACGCAAGATCGCAGCCACCGCCGCCCTCCGCGCCCTCCTCGCACTGGCCTTCCTGGTGGGCTTCATGGCCCCGGGCGGGACCCAGGGCGTGAGCAACACCGTCGGCCAGCTCTCGCACACCGGCACCTCGGTGGACATGGACGCCCCCGTCGGCCAGACCCCCGAGGTCAGCCACGGCTACGGCATGACCCAGACCCCCGAGGCCCCGGCGATGGACTCCGACCCCGCGCCCGGCGAGCACGAGACCTGCCTGATCATCCAGATCGCGGACCTCACAGACCCGGCCTACATCGTGCTGGTCAACGCGGGCTGGACCGGCGTGCAGGACGGCCACGCCCTGCTCTCCCCCGACTGCTGAGCGGGGCCCGGGCCACCCTTCCGGGTGGCCCGAGAAAGAATCTGGCGCGTCGGGGTCAAGGTTGTTGACAAGACCGCCGATACTCAGGGCATGGACATCAAGAAGCTCGCCGCCACCGCCCTCCTCGCCGCCACCGCCGTGCTCGGCCCGGTCGCCCTCGCGCCCAGTGCGCTGGCCGCCCCGGCTGGCCCCGGCGGCATCTGCGGGTTCGATGACCCGTCGGTCCCCGGCGGCTTCGTCGCCATCGACTGCTTCCACACCGACCCGGAGACCGGCGAGGTCATCTGGGACGTGGAGCCCTACGTCCCGACACCGGTCACCGAGCTGCCGGAGAACGACACCTGCTTCCGGCAGGACATCGAGTGCTACGACCACGCGCCGGTGCCCGGTGACGACCAGCCCGCCCCGGCCCCGGAGAACGTGACCGAGGCCCCGGCCCCGGCTCCCGCCCCGGTGGCGACCGCTCCCGCCCCGCGCCCGGTGCCCACGGCCGCCGCGCCGACCAGTGTCAACCGCCCGACCGCCGCTGCCCCGGCCGCGCCCGTCGTCACGGTGGACGCCTTCGACCAGGCCTTCGCCAACCTGATCGCGCTCCTCCAGCGCTTCTTCGGCGGCTTCGGCACCTGGCGCTGACCCAGCGCGTTGCGTTGACACTGTTGACACAGTACGGCATACTTGCCCCATGACGCAGATGAGCGGGGACAGCTTCCTGTCCCGGATGCTCCGGCCCACCTACGTGGTCCGGATGTCGCAGGGCAAGGACGACGGCAGCGACCGGCCGATGTCCCGGGGCGCGCGCACGGCCAAGGCCAAGGCGATGGACGAGATCGACCAGCTGGTGCTGGAGCGCGCAGCCGCGCTGGGCACGCAGCAGTTCCGCGCCGAGCTGGAGTGCACGCAGGACTTCTGCTCGTACTGCCGGTCGCCGCGCCGCCGGTTCCGGGTGGACCACTCGCACGGCCCGTTCGCCGACGCCGACCTGGCGCGCAAGCACGGGCAGGCTCAGGCCCGGCTGGTCTACGGCTCCGAGCACCGCGTGCACGTCATGCAGCAGACCGCCCTGCCCTGGACCCCCACCGAGGAGACCCGATGATGAAGAAGACCGCCGCCGTCCTGCTGGGCCTGACCGTCGCGGTGACCGCGACCGGCTGCGCGAAGCGCCAGATCGACCCGGAGACCACCGGCTCCGTCGCCGTGGAGGGTACCGGCGGTGACCACGCCCTCCAGAAGTTCTGCGACGGCAACATCCTGATCTACTGGACCCCCGGCCGGTCCGGCGAGGAGGACGAGTACGAGTTCATCGTCTACGACTCCCCGCTGTGCACCGACGACGGCGACGCCCAGACCGAGCCCGGCACGGGCCCGCAGGCGCAGCCCATCCCGGACGCCGAGGACGACTGACAGCGTCGCTACAGCGACCCGATCTGCATGACGAAGGGCCCGTCTCCCCGACAGGGAGGCGGGCCCTTCTGTGTGTCCGGCCGCGTACCGGGCGCATCTACTTGGCCCGCTCAGGCTACCGGTACCCCTCCGGCCGGGGCAGGTCCGGCCAGCGCCCCTCCCAGCTGTGCCGTCCCGGCTCCGAGCTGGGCACCGGCGGCAGGTCCAGCTGGGGCATCGGCAGGTCGATGACCTCGGTCGGCGGGTCCTCCACAGCCTGGGGACGCGGGTGTGGAACCGGCCGACGCTCCAACGGAACGGGCTCTGGACTTGGCACGTCGGCCTGACGGTCCAAGCTCGTTTGCCGGTGGCTCTGCCGGGCGATCTCCACCGTCCCGCGCCAGTACCAGCCCGACCAGAACGTCACGGCCAGCAGCACGACCGCCAGGACGACGGTGAGCGCTCCCCAGAGGCCGGAGAGCTGGATGGTCACCCGATCAGGCAGATGAAGCCGACGAAGAAGACCAGGGCCGGGATGAAGACCGTCCAGTGGTCGGCCCAGCCGAACAGCAGCCACGTCATCACGCCCAGGCCGCCCAGGAGGATCGCGGACAGCTCCCAGGGCGGGCGCTCGCTGTAGGGCCGCTCGCCGGGCTCTGGCGGGTTGCGCGGCGTCGTCACGAACGCACGAGGTGGAGCCGCCGGTGCTCGGCCTCCACCGTCTCCTGCTTGCCGCCGGTGTCCGCCCAGCGCATCGCGGCTGCGATCCACAGCGCCGCGACGATGGCCAGCAGCAGCCAGCCGCCCCCGATCAGCCACCAGAGCACGCCGTCTCCTCCTCCGCAGACCCGGTTGACACGGGCTCGGGCCGGTAGGACCGGCGCGCGAGCACCCACCCTGACACTACGGTCGCGCCGACGACGATGCCGATCAGGCCTCCGACCCAGCATCCGACGCTGAAGGCGGCCATCATCCCCATCCCTCGCCACCGGTCTGCCAGTCGCCGTCGCCCTCCATCACCAGCTCGGCGTCGTAGACCTGCCCGTCGTCGCTCTGCTGGGCCGCCCACTCCTCGTCGGGCAGCGGCGGCCCGGCCACGGCCTGCGTGGGGGCCTTCAGCTCCTTCAGGCGGTTCCGGATGATCTCGGCCGGGCTGACGATCTGGTCGATGCCCGCCTCGGCCACCTCCTTGGGAATCACATTGAACGTCACCTGCGGACGCTCCTTGGGAGTCGCCAGACCCACCCGGTCCAAGACGGCAGTCGCAGCCTGGACGCGCGCCACTTCCGACTTCCCGTTCTCCGCGATGTCAACCAGCGCGGTCGCAGCAGCCGGTGACCCCTTGGCCAGGATGCCCCAGGCCGACTGGATGTCGGCCGGGCCGCCGGTCTTCGCCACGCTGGTCTTCGCCTCGTTGGTCACGCTGCTTCCACCTTCGCTGCTCGTCGGAGCTTCCTGGTCGTCGCCCGGCACTTCTTGCAGTCTCGGACCCGGCTACCTCGACGGCTGGTCTGCCAGTCCTGGGCGGTGTAGGTGTGCCCCCGACCGCACTGCTCGCCAGTACGTGGTCCAGTCATCCGTGCACGCTCCACGGCGTCCTGGACGTTGTCCGCCTGCGTGCCATCGGTCAGGTGCTCCAGCTGCGTGCAGGGCGGGTTGTCACACCGGTGCCGGATGACGACGCCCGCCGGTATCGGACCATGCTCCTCCGCCCAGGCCACCCGGTGCACCAGCTGCGTACCTTGGCCCGGGACGTAGACCCGGCCGTAGCCCTGCTTGTTCGTCGCGCCCTGCCACGGCTTGCAGGGCTGCGTCAGGTTCACCGGCCGTCCCTCGGCATCCCGTCTCGGTCAGCCCCGCAGTTGCAGCAGAACCACTCGATCATGGCGTCGGCCGGGTGCCAGTAGTGGCCGCCGGACTTCCGGCACGCGCGGTGGACCTTGAACCGGTGCCACCAGCCCCCCGGCACCGGTCCGACCCGGACGCGCCAGATGCCCGACACCGGACTCTCCCAGTGCTGGTGCGGCGGGTGGGCAGGCCAGTCCGGCCGTGCTCGGCGGCTCTCCTCAGGCTCCAGCTCCTCGGCCACCACCCGGCCCAGGGTGAGCTGGTTCGGCCGCACACCGTTGACCCGCTCGTAGCTGGCCGCCAGCACGTCCAGGTCCATCCAGACCGTGTTGTCGTCGGCCGCACCCATCCCGCTCACCATCCCAGCACCGCCTCCGGCCGCACGCCCCGCGCTCCGCACCCCGGCGCCCTGCACGCCAGTGTCCCCCTGCTCGGCACCCCCAGTGCCGTCGTCCCACAGGTCCCGCAGCGGCCCACCTGGACCTCGACCTGGCTGGGCTTGCCCGAGCGCGGCACGCGCCAGCACACGCCGCTGGCGGTGGCCACCAGCACCTGGCCTCCGGCGCGTGCCAGCGCCTGCGTCTTCTCGAACCGCTCCCAGTGCGGGCCCTTGACCTCCAGCCAGGTGCGCTGGCCCGGCAGCCAGAAGTCCGGGATGTACCGGGTGCTGCCCAGCCGGAGCGTCTTCGGCTCGTAGGCCCAGCCGATCCGCTCCCGGTCCAGCACCCCGGCCCAGCGGGCCTCCAGCCTCGACCGCATCAGCACCCCGGCGTGCACCGTCGGGATGGCCGCTCGCGGCCCTCCCCGCAGGTCGATCACCGTGCGCGGCTTGGCCCCCCGGGACTGTGGCATGGCACGAGTGTGTCAACCGGGTCAACCAGATGCGGGCCCCCACGGCGGCGGGGGCGTCGGGAACCGGCCGGGCTTGGCGTGCTTGATCTCCATCTCGGCGGGGGAGTGCTCGCGGTAGCTGCTGTAGGCGTTCGCGCCCAGGCACCAGCGCCGCGTGCACCGGTCCCCGGCCCGGTCGATCCGGTTGTGGCAGGTCGGGCACTCCCACCAGCCCGGGTCTTCTGCGGGCTCGGACCGGACAACCGGGTCCGGTGCGACGTCCTCATCAGGGGGGAGGTCTGGCACCACGCGCAGGTGGCTCCGGTCCCGCTTCACGACGGCCGCCCCGGCCAGGCCAGCCAGATGCCCCGGGCGTCGTCGTGGCGGAGCTTCCAGACCATGCCCTCCGGGGCCTCGGGCAGCGCGGCCGTCCAGCTGGACCCACACGTGCAGTGCGCGTGCAGGCGGGCCATCGGCACGGTGGCCGTGCCCATCAGCGCGGCACCGTCAGGCCGACGCCGGAGCAGACCCAGCGCGGGGCGTCCTCGGGCAGGTCCGGCGGCAGCGGGTGCTCGCCCAGGGTGTTCTCCGGGGTCACCACGGCCGGGTGCCCGCAACGCGGGCAGGTGACCATCCGGACCTCGTCCCGGCCGCTCACCAGCTCCGGCGGCACCTTGGCCAGGGTGGCCAGGGTCTGGTCGGGCTCGCGCAGCTGCTGGCCGGTCCAGGGCAGCGGCAGGCCGTCCTCGGGCCGCCGGGGGACGACGTGGACGTGCAGGTGGAACACCGTCTGCGTGGCGGCCACCCCGGCGCTGGTGATCAGGTTGTAGCCGTGCGCGCCTTGCCAGGCCGCGAACCGCGCGGCCCGCTCGAACACCCGCCCGGCCATGACCGGGTCGGCCAGCGCGCTGGGGATGTGGCCGTTCGGGATGAACAGCGTGTGCCCCAGCGCGACCGGGCGCAGCGGCACCAGCCCGGTGATCCCGTCGAAGCTCCACTCGCGCAGCACCGTCGCCGGAGCGCGCCCGGCCATGATCTCGCAGAACGGGCACCCGGCCACGGACGGGTGCGGCAGTCCGGCGGTCACCATCGGTCCCCCCAGAGCTTGTTGGCCAGCCGCTGGAGCAGCGTGCGTGGCGGCGGTGTCAACCGCCAGCCCAGCCGACGGCACTCCCAGCAGGGACCGAAGGCCCCCTCGGACAGGTCGATGATGGCGTGCCGCTGACGGCAGACCGCGCACGGCATGTTGTGCACCGCGAACGGCCCGCCGTCGGTCCACATGACCGGCTGGAGCAGGGTGTCGATGCCCCGGTCCTGGGCCTCGCGGACCGTCTCAGCCATCTCCGGGTCCGAGCGCGCCATCGTCTCGGGGATGGCCTCCTGCACGGCGGAGCGCGGCCGGACGACGTCCTCGGCCACCTGGCTGCGCCAGGCCCGGCGCAGCACCGGGTTGTCCAGCCGGACCATCAGGTCGGCCTTGTGGTCCAGCATCTCGGGTGCGCGCATCAGCCCTCCACCTGCTCCCACGGGCCGACGGTGCGGCGCACCAGCCGTGCCCAGTCCCGGCCGCCGTTGCCGTAGCCGCGCCGGATGTACTCCAAGGACCGCTCGGCCTCCGCCCGGTCGGCGTAGGGGAACGGGTTGCCCTCATGCCCCTCGCGCTGACGCGGCCAGCCCGCGTCGGTCCAGAGCCGCCAGCCGTCCTCGCCGGGCAGGTAGTGCAGCTCGATGGCGTACTGCTCGGTCACCGGGCCGCTGACCAGCCCGGCCAGCAGCTCCTCGCGCAGCTCGGCTCGCATCTTGGCCACGGCCAGCTGCGGGTCCACGTCGAACAGCTCACTGTCCAGCAGCGCGTGAGCGGCCTTCAGGTCATCGCCGGTCAGGTGGGCCATCAGCCCGCCACCCCCGGCCGGGGCGCGCGGTAGGGGTTGTGCGGCTGCTCGCCCCGGTGGCAGGCGGCGTAGCCGTCGCTCCAGGCGTGCTCGCGCACCATCCGGATGTCCTCGGTGCGGTCGGTTGACAGCTCCGCGCGCAGCTCGGCCAGCACCTCCGCCACGCCCTCGATCCGGCTGTTGCTCTCGAAGCTCAGCGCGCGGGTGGAGATGCTGGCCCCGAAGCCCAGCGCCACGCGCGCACGACGTCGGTCGTCCTCGGTGATCTCGGGCATCAGACCTTCTCCTCCGGTGGCAGGGGCTGGACGTAGACGGCCGTGCTGGTGCCCGACCGCTCGCCGTTGCTCCAGGTGTCGTTGGCCTCCAGGTAGACCCGCCCGTCCAGCACGGCCTGGGCCAGCTGCTCCAGCGCGCTGGGCACGGCGGACCGTGTCAACTGCTCGCGCTGGTCGGCCAGCGCTTGCATGATCATCTGCTCCTGCGCGTTCTGGTCGTCGTAGGCAGCGACGATCCGCGCTGCGATCTCGCGGTCGGCGTCGGTGGTGTTCTGCGTCATGGGGCGAGTATGCGCCCGCGTGTCAACAATGTCAACGGGACACGCTGACCCTGGACAGACGAAGGGGCCGCCTCCCGCTGTCCGGCGGTGGCGGCCCCTCAGGTCTTCAGGGCGGACGACCCGGCCTGGCCAGCTGCGCAACCCTGGCTCGTGGAGAGCGGCCCCTCCTCGCGCAGTGCTTGGGGGCTCCCCGGGACAGTTCGTCGTCGTCCGGGCCGCGCGGGCTTGGGTACGAACGCTCGCTCGCCCGGGGAGCGGTCCCACTATGTCAGGCGTGTCAACCAGCCTGGTGCAGGTGCTCCAGCACCTCGCGCTCCATCGCCTCGGCCCCATCGGGGTCCAGCGCCACCGTCACGTGCACCCGCACCCGCAGGTAGTGCTGGCACCCCCGGCACAGCGCCAGCAGCCACCAGCCGGAGTACCCGCCGTCGATGTCGTCCGCGCTGGGCTCGGCCCAGGTGACCTCGACCGGCTGGCAGCTGCTCACGAGCGCAGGTGCCCGCGCTGCCGGGCCAGCTCCACCGACCGCTCGCGCATCGCCTGCTGGTGCGCCAGGTCAGCGTCCCCGACGGTCATGGCGATGGCGATCAGCGGCGGCGCACCGGGGATGCCGGAGTCCACCAGCACCTCGACGTCGTGCCCGCTGTTGCTCAGCTGGTCGGCCATCAGCTCCCCATCCGCTCGGCCAGCTTCCGCTTGGCCTTCCGGTGCCACCAGCGCAGCGGCACCCACCCGATGCCGTCGTCCCACGCCCGGGACACGAACAACTGCCCGCAGCCAGAGCACGCAGCCACTGCGTTGGCCAGCTCCCGGGTGCGTGCCCGCGTGAGCCCGGCAGCCCTGGCCCCCTCGGTCAGCGGGACCTCCTCAGTGGGCACGGCGGGGAGGTCGTGGAAGTGCGGCGTCCGGTCTCCGTCCAGCACGATGCCCTTCTCGCGGTCAGCCATGCCGTGTGCACCGACAGAAGTCCGTGCCGCACCGGCAGGGCGGCAGCTCGACTGCCTGGCAGAAGATCACCACCGCGCTGGCCAGCACGGCCAGCACGAACGCGATCCCCACGCCCGGCGCCATCCACCCCGGAACATCCCCGTCGCGCACGCCCAGGGTCACGCCCAGGGCAGCCAGCGTGACGTTGGCCTTCAGTGCCGCGCTGGCCATCCGGATGCCCCGCTCCTCGGCGTCCATCAGTCCAGGGTCTCCCACACGGTCCCGTTCCACTTCATCGGCTTCCCCGACGCGGGCGCGACCACGCCGTCCAGCGCCTTGGCCTGGCCCGCCAGCAGCCCGGCCTGGTACGCCGACCGGGTGGCGGTGATCAGCGCCTCGGTCAGCGTCTGGGACAGGCTCACGCCCAGCTGCTCGGCTGCCTGGTCCAGCGCTGCCTCGATCTCGGCCGGGGGCTGGTCGGTTGACACGGCCGCACCTGGCTCGTCGGTCGGCTTCAGGGGCTTGACCAGCGCCATCAGGTCCGACGGCGGGTGCTGGTCGCCGACCCACTTCCCGTCGCCGTAGCCCTTCTCCCAGCGGGACTTCTTGCCGTCCGCGAACGTCACCCGCAGCGCGGCGGTCTCCCACGCCCAGCCCGTCCAGTCCCCGTACTCGAAGGTGACGTCCAGCAGCGCGACCGGCACGCCGTCGTGGGTCACCCCCTCGGCCTTCACGGCGACGCGGTGCTGCGCCCGCTCGACCTCGCCCAGGGTGCTCATCGGGTGCCGTCCAGGGCGGCGCGGAGGGCGCAACAGCCGTCGCAGCCGTGCACAGCGACCCACTCGCGCCCCACCGTCGCTTGATAGGCCACGTCGTCGGGGTCGGGGTGGCCGATGCCGTGCGGGCACAGCCGCTCCATGAGCCTGGCGTCGTCCCGCCAGTTCGTCGGCCACTGCAACATGTGGTGGTCGGACGGGTGGTGCATGACGCACGGCCGGCCCTCGCACATCGACGGGCCGTGCACGTTCACGAGGGCTGCGCCCTGCACCTGCTGCCCGTTGTCGGGCCGGTCCACGGCGGTCACCGGGTGCCGCCGAACCACTGCCGCAGCAGCTCGCGCGGCAGCTTGGTTGGGTGTGCCTGGCAGCGCAGACAGGCGGCGACCTCACCGGGTCCGTCGATACCGTCGAAGGCCACGCTGCCGTCGCTGCTGATGCTGCCCATGCCGAGCACTGCGAGCGCGGTCCGGACCTCGGCCTCGTGCGCTGGACAGATGACCTCCGCGATGTCGCCGATGTTCGGATGGGTCCAGTGCAGGCGCATCAGCTCACCCACGCCGCTCACCGTCCAGGGCGGCGAGGGCGCGGTCGATGATCGCGGTCAACGTGACCGTGCGGCGGTCCTGGCGACCGATGGACTCGGGGTCGTCGTCGTCCATCGCAACCAGCCACTCAGCCAGCCCACGCAGGAGTCGCAGCTTCTCCGCGTCAGCGGACGGCCGGGTGGCGGCGTTCATGGTGGCGGCGATAGCGTGCCCAAACGACTGGTCCACCTGGGTAGCGATAGCCATACGCATCCCGGGCTTGCTAGGCCAAGGTGCATACAAGATCCCGCTGGCCTCGTTGTAGAGCCAGTCCGTGTCGTCGTCCTGTCCCACGGCCGCGCATCCGGGGTGGCAGGGTCCGGTCTCGGCGCAGTGCGGGCAGGTGGCCGCCTTGCGCTTCATGCCGTCGGGCTGCTCGGGAGGCCCCGGGACCGGTGGCGGGCCGCTGTGATGCAGGTGCTTGGCCACCCCCGGGATCGGCGGACACCACGGGTCGGTGCACACGGCCGGGGGCTCGGACGGCGCGGCGGGGCGGAACTCGTTGCAGGTGTCCGCCCAGTAGTCACCCGGCGCGGTGACGGCGCATCCGAGACCGAGGCCAGGGAACTCGCGGTGCTGGTCACGCCGGTGACCACACCCCAACGTCTGGCAGACCTCCTCGTCTCCGGGCTGCGGGTCGGTCACTGCGGCACCTCCAGCAGCGCCCGCATCCGGCGGGCCACGTCGGTCAGCACCTCTCGGGCGTAGCCACCTCCGGCGTACATCCCGCTGGCAGCGTCAGCGTCCAGGTCGGCCGCCAGCCCCGTCAGCCTGTCCCTGAGCGTCGCGCGGTCCTTGGCCCAGGCCCGGACAGCCTCACGCCGTTCAGGGCTGGCCCAGACGCTCTCAGGGCGGCCGACGGCGGCAGCGGCGATGCTCAGGCCCATCGCGTACATCCGGGCGCGCACCACCTGCTCGGCGTGCTGGTCACCCACGTCCCGGCCCAGCTCCTCGGCTTCGGCCCAGGCGTCCAGCACGCGGCGGTCCAGCGTGGCCATCGGGTCGTCGCTCAGCGGCAGCCGGAACGTCGGCACCGCGTCGTCGCCGCTGCTGGTGGCCGGGCAGCGGTTCTCCGGCCCCGTGGCCTGCTCAGGGGCTTGCTCGCTCATCGCGCTCATCTCCTCGTCTCGGTCCAGGTCGCTCACTGCTCAGCCTGCCGGTCCCGTGCCGCCTGCTCCCGCAGCGCGGCGTCCTGCGCCTCGATGCGCCGCCGCTCGGCTCCACCGTCGTCGCTGTGCCTGCCGCTCAACACCGCGCCCAGCAGCTCGCCCACGATCCGCAGCAGGCGGTACGCCAGCCACACGCCCAGCACGATCACCAGGTCCAGCCCGGTGATCGGCGTGTCCAGCACCTCGATCAGCTCGTTCACCTGTGTCAGATCGTCGTCTTGGACGTGACGATGACCGGCTCCAACTGCCACTCCGTGGCTGCCTTGCTGCCCAGCACAGTGGTCCGGCGCTCGTTGACCACCATCTTCAGCAGCTTCATCTGAGCGCCCTCGACGTAGAAGTTCCAGGCCTTGGCCGTCAGCGAGTACGCCAGGTCTGCGCCCTGCGACGACATCAGCTGGGCCCGCAGCATGGATGTGAACCGGCGGTGCAGCAGCATCCGGGGGTCGTTGTCCCCGTCCAGTCCTTGACCGGTGTGCATCCCGGTCAGGAACCCGGCGATGCGGTCAGCGTGCTCGGTCCGCATGGCCTGTGCCACCACCGGCAGCACGTACCTGCTGGGGACCTGGATCAAGGCCGACCGTCGGGACAGCGGCTCCACGAGAGGCGCAGCTTCAGCCAGCTCAGGCCACGTGGTGACGTACTCCAGCTGGTCGTCCATCGACAGCTGGTTCCACGATCCGGCACTGGCAGCGGTGTTGTAGGGCAGGTGAACCTCGATGTGCCGCAAGAACCGGGCACCGGCCATGACCTGACCGGCGTACTTGCCGTCGTAGAACTGCGCCGCGTTACGGCGACGGCCCTGGTCGATCACCGCGAAGGACTCGGCCGGTGCACCGCGCACCACCATGAACTCCACGGCGACGCCGCTCTCGATCACTGCACGGAGCCGGTGCTGCCCCTCGATCAGCTTGCCGTCGGTGTCGAAAGTGATCGGTTCGGCTGTCAACCGCCACTGGCCATTGCGCATCTTGCGTGCCAGCTGTGTGACGTAGTTCGGGCTCACCGAACGCTGGTGGGAACTCAGACTGTCCAGCCACTCGTGCGCCATCTTCGGGGTCACGGACAGCACTTCACTAGGCTGCATGGCAGCTCTCCTCGATGTAGGGATCGGGCAGGGTCAGAGCCTCCTCAGACGCGCCAACGTCCTGGGGGCTCGCTACTTGGACTTCGCGGGCAGCCTAGCCGCTGTGCTGGAAAGCGTCGATCACCGCTTGAACGCCCGCCGGGTCACCGTGACCGCCAGCTTGCCGCTGGCTCCGGCCGTGCCCAGCTCGGCGACGTCGGCCGCCACGATCCGCGCTCCAGGCACCTCCAGGCCCCGGTGGGTCACCGGGAGGGTCTGGTCGTGCCGCTCGCCCCGCACAGCCCGGCTGACGGCCTGCACGGCCCGGTCCCGTGCGTCGGCCGCATCCGCACCCCGGGCCCGGACGAAGACCACCACGGCGACCTCCTGCACCTCCCAGCCCTCCCACAGCTCGCCGACCTCACGGGCCTCGGCCTGGCGCTCCCGCACCGCAGCGCTCTCGGCCTCGGACAGCGGGCCCTTCCGGCTGCTGACCAGTCGCCCGCCGCCGCTCCCGGTGTCAACCGCCCTGGCCACCGTCTCCGGGTACAGGTCGGCCACCACCGCATGGGGTGCGTGCCCGATGCCGTCCACGCTCACCGGAGGGTGATCCTTGCGCCGCAGGCAGGTGGCGATGCTGTCCAGCCCCGTGCCACCGGTGCCGTACTGCGCACGGCACTCCTCGTCCGGCTTCAGCTCGCGCACGGCCATCAGTCGGCCATCGGGGTGTAGGCCACCCGGCGGCAGCGACGGCACGTCAGCTCGGTGTAGCTCCCGCCCTCACCCAGCGACCCGTAGTCCTCGCCCGTCTCCTCGTAGTCGTGCGGCACCGGGGACTGCGCGTCGGGCTTGGTCGGGTCGCACGGCGGCGTCTCGGTCGTGAGGCTCAGCGCCCCGTCCTCGTCCACCACGGCGTTCGGCGTCGTGGCCAGCACCATCCGCTCCAGGTAGGTGCTCCGGTGCTCGGGCAGCTCGTCCTCCGCCCGGTGCTCCGCCAGCTCAGCCAGCTCCTGCCGGGCGTCCACCCGCTCCTGCGCTCTCGTCATCACAGTCCCCCTCCAGCTCCGCCAGCGCGCCGCTGCGCCCTGATCTCCTTCACCAGCACCCGGAAGACCTGACCGGCCGGGATGCGCGCCACAGCGGCGCTCAGCATCTCCACCGGCATCTCCCCGTCCACCCACGTCCGCCAGCACACCTCGCAGCGCTCCAGGTGCCCGGCGACCGTGGCCAGGAACGCCAGGTCCACCTGCCCCTCGAACGCCCGCCGGTCCCGGCCGACGTGGCGCCACAGCCCCTCGGCCCGGTTGACCATCCCCAGCCGGGCGTCCCCCCAGACCCCGGCCGCGTGCTGCCTGGCCAGGCCACCCGGCACCCGGGACACCCGGTCACCGGGCCAGTCCCCGACCCTGCGCACCGCCAGCTGCCCCGGCGTCAGCGGCGACACGGGACCTCGGCCCGCTGACCTGCGCTTTCCCGTCCTCACCGCCACTCCCAGCCTCCCTGTCGCCGCCGTGTCGCCAACCGTGTCGCCAGAGAAAGTCCAGGTCAGACGCCGGATCTCCCGCGTCGCCGTGTCGCCCCCAGATATCTGACAAGTATTACACACTCTCTCAACAATGTAACGTCCACGCGCGCGCAGTATTGAGTGTCTGCGCGTAGAGGACCTACCCCCGTGTAGTGATCACTTTCTGTGACTGTCCGTCCGTCTCTCTGACAGGGGTGGCGACACGGCGCGACGGGCGACTCGGGACCTGACCTGCGGTTTTAGTGGCGACCCGGCGGAGACACGATGGCGACATCGTCTGACCTGCGGTTTTGCTTGTTTGATCTTGGTTCTGAGCGGCGCCACCAGCTAAATGATCTTGCAAATCCGTCACTGTCAGTGAACTTTGGACAGACTGTACCTACGGACTAATCCATGACACGATGCAGCACATGACAGAAGCGCTGCTCCCTCCGTCTGAAGCCGCCAAGATCCTCGGCATCAAGCCCGGCACCCTGTCCCACTACCACCGGCGTCCACCGGTCGGCGGCGCTCCGCCCGTGGCTCTGCTTACTCCCGGCGGGCAGAACCGGTACCGGCGTGCAGACCTGCTGACATGGAAGGCGTCCCGGCCCGCGCGCGACTACGAGTCCAACCGCGACCCGGTGACCAACACCTGGCAGAAGTCGTCCGAACTGACCTGGCAGCAGCGGGTGGAGATGGAGCTGACCCCGGACGGTCCGAACCCCTACGACGATCTCGACTCGCAGGAGGCCATCTCACTCCTGCACGTCGCCCGGATGGACAGAGAGTTCCAGATGTTCCGCGCAGTCTTCCCACACTCAGCCATCGGCGGTTGACACACGAAGGGCCCCACACCATCGGTGCGGGGCCCTTCCTCGTTCTGCCTCTCAGCTGTGCGGCGCCGCCTGCACCACGGTCCGGCTCAGCCGGGTGGCAGCCCGCTCGATGCCGTCGGCGTAGGTGTGGTTGCCCTTCTCGCGCTGGTCGATCACCAGCGCGTCCAGCACCTTCACCGGGTCCCCGGCGACCACGGTCACGCCCAGCTGCTTGGCCAGCGCCAGCATCAGCGCGTTGGCGTCGGCCGTGCTCAGCTCGACCTCGATGTCGCCACCGGTCAGGTGGCTCAGGCTGCCGGGCGTCATGGTCAGCACGGCGGTGCCGCCGAGCATCTCCACCGCGTTCACGCCTGCACCAGCTTCGCCAGCTGCGCGTCGATGGCCTCGACCACTTCGGCCTCCCAGCTCAGGTAGGCCAGGTTGCCGCCCAGGTTGTGGTTCAGCACCGGCCGCACCATCGCCAGCGAGCGGTAGCTGTCCAGGACCGCCAGGTGCCACGCGGTCTCCGTCCAGCCGTGCAGTGCCGCCAGGACGTCGCACGCGCCACCCAGCCGGGCGGCAGCGGTCTTGCGGTCCACCGGGCGGACGGCATCCTCCATGGCCAGGTGCAGCGCCAGCAGCTTGTGCGCCAGCTTCGACCCGCGCTTGCGGTGGGTGTCAGCTTCGGCCGCGATGCGGGAGCGCTTCTCGGTGTAGGTCTCGGGCACCAGCGAGGTGCCGCAGCGCGGGCACCCCTTGTGGTCCACGGTGGGGCGCTGCCCGCAGGTCGGGCAGGTGTGCCGGGCGGTGGCGGTGGTGGTTGTCTGCGTCATGGGATGACTATGACAGGTCTTCTCAACAGTGTCAACAAACACGCCCTACTGCTTCACCATCGCCCGCCCGGCCTCGGTGATCCGGTACCGGGCGCTCGGCTTGCCGGTGGCGTCCGACGCCTGCCCCACGATGCTCACCAGGCCCTCGGCGGCCATCCCGGCCAGCACGTTGCGCAGGTGTCCCCGCAGGGCTCCGCCGCGCTGGGCGTGCGGCATCCTGTTCTCGACCTTCTTGATCACCTCCGACGGGGTGAACCCGCCCATCGCGGCCGGGCCGTTGCTGGCGTCCAGGTCCGAGAGCACCTTCAGCAGCAGGTTCCCGCCGGTCAGGTCCGCGCCCTTGGCGTTCTTCAGCAGGCCCTCGGACACGCTGGCCTGCGCGTTGGCCTCCAGACGCTCGCGCATGACCTGCCACCACCCGGCCCACAGCCACGGCATCAGCCGGGTGGCCACGTCGATCACGTGGCCCGTGTCAACCGTCGTCGCGCCCGGGTCGTCGGCCAGGGTGAAGATGCCCGCCATCCGCATCACGTGCGCCGACAGACGCTGGGCCAGCGGCTCCAGCACGGCGGCGATGCCGGGGTTGACCGCGTCGGCCGCGCGCACGGCGTTGATCACGGCCGCGCGCATCTGCTGGACCCGGATGCCCGCCTTGATCCCGGCCAGCCCGTCCAGGCTCAGCCGCTCACGCTGGACCTCCTTCGGCGTGGGCATCCAGAGGTACTTGCTCTCCTTCCAGGCCTGCTCCAGGCCCTTGGAGATGCGGTAGTCGTTGGAGCGCATGGCCACCGTGGTCATGCGGTCCTCCAGCTTCTCCCGCAGCGACCCCAGCACGGTGGCCACCGGTGCGCTGGGATCCCACTCCACCAGGTCGTCCAGGTCCGGGAACTCCTCGGACTCCGGGGTCTTCTCCGCCCGCCACAGCAGCATCCGGGAGAACACGCCCCGGTCCACGAAGTCATCGGACCCGTCCGACCCGCCGGTGTACTTCTTGAAGCTGTCCGGCTGGAGCATGATCACGCAGGGCAGCGACGGCTCACGCACCACCAGCGCGTCGGTGCCCGCCCGGTCCACCATCAGGTCTTCCTGGTTCCAGCCCCGCAGGAACAGGCCCACCGAGCCGCCAGCGCCCTTGGAGGCGTAGGCGGACACGTCGCGCAGCACGTCGGGCTCGGCGGTGAGGATCACCCGGTGGCCGCCGTGCCGCACCAGGTTGTTGCGGATGCCCTCCGGCGTCCCCTGGTCGGTCAGGGACGACGGACAGACCCCGCCCAGGTAGACCTTGTCCCAGGCCCCGGCCTCGGCGTCCACGGCCACCCCGGTCGCGCCGAAGGCGTCCATCGCCTCCTTGCGCCAGTTCTCCACCGTCTGCCTGCGGCTGGCCACGGCATCGCGGTCCAGCGCGCGCTTCAGCGGGTGCAGCACCTCATCCAGCAACGTGGACTTTTGCTGCCCGGCCTCGGCGATCCCGATGAACTGGACGACGGTGGACACCCAGATGAACTGCGGTGCCGGGTTGACCGTCCGCACGATGGGGACTTGGAACCCGCCCTGCAAGGCGCCGGAGAACCCGGCCAGCAGCGTCGGGATGCTCATCCCCAGCTCGACCCCGTAGTCGGCCTCGAACTGCCGGGCGAAGCGCTCCAGCAGCCTGGCCGAGCCGTAGCCCTCGGGCAGCGCGCCCTCCAGTGGGTCGGCCTCCCCGTTGACCATCTTGACGATCCGCGATGTCGCGGACGCCCAGTCCCCGCTCTCCCCCAGCGCCATGGCTCAGCCCTGCGTCTTCAGGTACTCGGCCAGTGCGTTGATCCTGTCCACGTCGTCCCCCAGCAGCCCCAGCGCGGTGTTGCAGCTGTTGCACAGCAACCCGCGCACGTGCCCGTCCTGGTGGCAGTGGTCCACCGCCAGGTACTTCTGCCGTCCCTCGGTGGGAGGCCCTGCCTTGCACACGGCACAGACGCCGCCCTGCGCTGTCAGCAGCGCGTCGTACTCCTCGACCGTCATCCCGTAGTGGAAGCGCAGGCTGCGTGCACGCAGCTGGTCGGTCGTCGGCTTGCCCGCACACGCCAGGCAGTTGTTGCGCAGCTGGTCGGCGTTGCGTTTGTCCAGCCCGAAGTCCAGCGACGGCTTGGCCAGACCGCACGCTCCGCAGGTCTTGCTCTCTGGCAGGACCAGACCGCGCCGCCGGTTCCGCAGTCCGATCCGGCTGAAGCACGGCTTGCACTCCGGCCGCCGGTCGGCGGTGTACCGCCGGTCAGGAACGAACTCCTCCAGCGGCTTGGTCGTGGTGCAGATGGTGCACGTCCTCACAGCCCCAGCTGCTTCCGCAGCTGCGTGGTGCCCGCGTGCAGACCGGAGTCCACCGTGGCCCCAACACCATGGGTTCCCACGGACTCTCCGACCTCGATGATGCGGGCGCGGACGGTGTTCACCGGGTGACCGGCCAGGACGCATTTCGCTCCGCTGTGAAAGCTGACGGCGTTCAGGAGGTTGTTGCGGCCCGTGCCCGGGGCCATCTGCTCCAGCCTGGCCAGCCAGCGCTCCAGCTCGGCCCAGGTGCTCTCCAGCTCGGCGTCGCCGCCCTCGAACGTCAGCCCCTCGGTCGGAATGTCGGTGCCGCCCTGGTGCTCGGCGATCCAGCCCGCCAGCCAGCTGCTGTCCTCGTCCGTGTCAACCGGTGACCACGGGGCCCGGCCGCCGTTGACCATCCGCCACGGCGGCATCCCGACCAGCGCCTGCTGGAGGACCCGGCCGAACTCCGGCCGCGCGATCCAGCGCCGGTCCGGGTGCATCCCGGGCCAGACGACGTACCGGTTGGACCCGGTGCGGACGTCCACCAGGAAGCCCCGCCGCCCGGCCTTGCGCTCGTCCGTGCCGTCCCAGCCGCCGAAGGGCCCCAGCCACCCGGCCATCCAGGTGTTGAGCGCCTTCTGGTTCCAGCCCGGGACGTCCAGCCAGACGTGGTAGCCGCGCGGCGTCGTGCTGACGCCGATGATCTTGTCTTTCGGGATCGTGTACGACATCCGGGCGAAGTCCCGCAGCGCGCGCGGGCCGTCCAGGTCGATGACCAGCAGGTCGTCCAGCACCACGGCCAGCTGCCGGGAGCCGCCCGGCGGGCCGTAGAGGTCGGCCAGCTCGTCGTACTCCAGCGCGTCGGCCGCCCCGTGCAGGAAGCCGTAGGGCTCGCCCTCCACCCGGGTGACCCACGGGTGCTTGCCGGGGTTCGTGCAGTTGCCCTCGGCCGCGACCGACACCCCGCTGTGCTCCGACCGGACCGTGCCCCGCCAGCAGCAGCAGTCCCCCAGCGGTCCCCGGTTCCACACCAGCAGCCACCGCGCGCCGTCCAGCGGGTGCACACCCGGCACCGGCCCGGCCGTCCCGGTGGCCAGCTGCTCGGCCAGCATCGTGCGCCCTGGCCAGCCTGCCGCCAGCGGCTTCTCTGCTGTCACCTTCAAGATCGTCCCCCTGATCACCCCCGCCACCGCACGGCGTGGGGTCCCGACACTATCCCCGCTGTCACGCAGGGGCAGTGGTTGATCACAGCGTGCCGAAGGTCGGCACCCCGGTTCCTGCTGATGGTGTTTGCCCAGGTCAGGGCGGTGTCGCCACGCCTACCCCGGTCACGCGGCCTGCGTCTGGGCGGCCAGTTCAGGCCGCTGACGCCGCCCGCGCTTGGCCGCCCGGTCCCGCTCGATCTGCTCAGCTGTCCGGGCCGCGCGCGCCAGGCGCTTGCGCTCGGCCTTGACCCACTCGCGGTGGATGGCCAGCGCCTCGTCCCAGTCCCGCAGCACCTGCTCCAGGGGAACGTAGTCGGGGTCGTCCAGGCGCTCGTCGTCCCACGCCATCGGCGGCAGCCAGCCGAACTTCAGCGCCCGCCGCCGGGACTTCACCGAGCCCCCGGGAGTCTCCCAGAGCTGGTCGTAGAGGGCCGCGATCTGGGCGGCCTTCTCCCGGTAGACGAACTCGCGCTTCATCACCTTCTGGAGCGCGGTGTCGCTGATCGGCGGGTCCAGGGCGGCGGCCAGGTCCTTCATCGTGTGACCGATGGCGACCAGCGCCTGGACCCGCCGACGGGTCCCGACCGGGGACACCTTCCGGGGCCCGTGCAGGTAGCGGTACTTCCGATAGGCCGCCTCGCCGACGCGCGCTGCCTCCCGGCACGCCGCGCACGTCGCGGTGCCCTCGGTCAGGTGGCGCTTGTAGGCGTCCAGCCCGCCGCAGTTGGGGTACAGCGACGGGCCGGGCGGGGTCTTGGCGGCTCCCATCAGCCGCGCGGGAAAGCACGCCACTGGAGCTGGACCGTGCCCCAGCGTGTGGCCACCTGCACCCCGCACAGCAGCCGCAGCCGCGCGGCCAGCGTGGTCGCCTCCTCCTTCAGGACGGTCTTCCCGCCCGGGTGCGCGTAGAGCGCCAGCACCGGCGGGATGCCGTAGCGCCGGTAGTCCGTCCGGGTCGTCTGGAGCACCCGGCGCAGCCGGGGGAAGCGGTTGACGGCGGTCTTGTCGGTGGTCGGTGGCACGCTGCGCAGAGGCCGGGGAGTTGACATAGACGTCACTCTAACGGGTATGGTTCGTTTTCTCTACTAGCTCAACGTGATAGGAGGGTCCGTGACCCTTGCGACCCCACCGCCCGTGGCCATCCCGGGCAACACCATCGCCAGCTTCAGCGACCTGGGCGTTTTCAGCCAGTGCCGCCGCCGCTGGTGGCTTCAGACCTACCGGAAGCTCCGCCGCCTGGACGAGCCGCCGGTCGGCCCACTGCCCTTCGGCAGCCGCGTCCACTCCGCGCTGGAGGCCTACTACGACGGCACCGTGGACTCCCCGGCCGACGCCTGGTCCCAGCTGATGGCCCACGAGTTCGCCGTGGCCGACGCCAACGGCAACCCCTTCACCGAGGCCCTGGACAAGGAGTCCAAGCTGGGCCACCGGATGCTGGAGGGCTACATGGAGTGGCTGGAGGCCGAGGGCGAGGACGCCTACTGGGAGGTCGTGGAGGTCGAGAAGCAGCTGCACCACTGGCTGGAGCTGCCGGTTGACATCGACGGCATCGAGCACGTCGTCTCCGTCCTGATGCGCGGCAAGCTGGACCGGAAGAAGCGCCGGATCACCGACGGCGCGGTCTACGTGGACGACTTCAAGACCATGCAGAACTTCGGCGAGCCCGCGCTGCTCAGCCTGGAGAAGTCCCCGCAGGGCCCGATGTACCTGATGCTGGAGGAGGCCCAGGCCCCGCAGGAGCAGTGGTCGGCCGGGGTGGTCTACACCCTCCTCCGGAAGGTGCTGCGCGGCCCGACGTCCAAGCCGCCGTTCTTCAAGCGGCTGACCATCGACATCTCTCCGGCGATGAAGGAGGCCTACCGCGTCCGCCTCCACGGCGCGGTGGAGACGCTGGCCAGCGCCCGGGTCCGCCTGGACCGTGGCCAGGACCCGCACCGCGTGGCGTTCTTCCAGCCCGGCTGGCAGTGCGCGACGTGCCCGTTCAAGCTCCCGTGCGACCTGATGCAGACGACCCCGCTGGGGGCCGAGGCGATGCTGGCCGACCTCTACACCGAGGGCGACCCGTGGGCCCGGTACCTCTCCGACCAGGGCGAGGACGCCGAGTCGTCGGGGCCGGTCTGATGCGGCTCCAGCTGGCCACGGTGAGCATCACCAGCACGATGCCGCGCTGGTGGCGGCTGCGCGGCCGGGTCGGCTTCGCTGTCCGGCTGCCCGACTACCGGCCGATGGGCGGCAAGCGCCAGCCGCTGGCCCTGACCGTGCTGGTGCTCCGGTGAGCGCCGTCAGCGAGCGGGCGCGGGAGCTGCACGCCCAGCACCACCCCGGCGACGGGCACGTCACGTGCGCGGGCTGCCGGATGGCGGCGAGCTGGCTCATCGTCGGCCGCGAGCGGGGCGTCCCCCGGGCGCGCCGGGCGGGCGAGGCGGTTGACAGGATCGTGGCGGCCGAGCTGCTGATCGGGTCCGAGTACGTCGGCCGGATCATCCAGACGCCCGGCCACCGGGGTTACTTCCGGAACGCCCAGCGTGCCGACAGCGGCGTCTACGTCTGCACTGCCAGCGGCGTCTCCACCTACCCGCCGGACACCCCGTTCCTGGTCTGGGGACCGTGACACCTGGACCTCGCTGAGGTCCCCCATTCTGCCGCCAAGTGCGGTAGGTTCTATCAACACAAACCCCTCACACCTGAGCCTTCCGAAACGATCATCTGAGCCGAGATTCCTGTGGGATGCCTCCGCCCTTGTGACCGCTCCGAGGGCTCGGAGACCGGAGTCCCATGCCACCCGTCAACGCTCTGTCGATGCTGGTCCACGGGCCCAGCAAGGCGGGCAAGTCCCTGATGGGCGCGTCCACCCCGTGGCCGCGCGTCATCCTGGACGTCGAGAGCGCCGCCCGCTTCCTGCCGATCAAGGCCACGCACTGGGAGCCGGACCAGCCGCCTCCCGCCGCCCCGAAGATCACGAACGGCCAGCCCGAGTGGGACACGGCCGTCGTCCCGATCCGCACCTGGCAGGACGCCATCCACGTCCTGGGCTGGCTGAAGCAGGGGGACCACCCCTTCCGCTCGGCGACCGTGGACTCCATCTCGGAGTTGCAGTACCGGTACGTCGAGCAGGCCGCTGGCCGCGACCAGATGAAGATCCAGGACTGGGGCTCGGCGCTCCGGGAGGTCGGCGGCTTCGTCCGGGACCTCCGGGACCTCACGATGCACCCGACCAAGCCCCTGGAGGCCGTGGTCATCACCGCGATGACCAAGGAGGACCAGCAGGGGTGGATGCGCCCCTACCTCCAGGGCCAGCTGGGGACCCAGATTCCCTACCTGATGGACGTCACGGCCTGGCTGTACGTCGAGCCGGACGCCGAGGGCGTGGAGACCCGGTACCTCCAGACCCGCCGGATGAACCAGAAGGAGGCGGGCGAGCGCGTCGGCGGGCGCATCCCCGCGATCATCGCGCTCCCCCAGGTCGTGGGGGACACCGAGGACGCCATCCGGGCGAAGAACACCACCTTCGAGAAGCTGATCAAGATGGTCTACAAGGGCAAGGGCATCTCTGCCCCCGCGCAGACCCAGACGACTCCCCCGGCCGCTCCGGCGGGCGAGACCGTGTCAACCGAGGGCGCAGCGGCCAGCTGATGGTCACCGGTCCCAAGCCCAAGCCACTGTCCGAGCGATTCTGGGCCAAGGTGCAGAAGACGGACGACGGCTGCTGGCTCTGGACCGGCTACGTCAACAAGAAGACTGGCTACGGCTCTATCTCCAGCGGTGGCAAGCAGGGCAGGCACCTACTGGCCCACCGGGTGAGCTACGAGCTGCATTTCGGGACCATCCCGGACAGCCAGCATGTGGATCACGTCCGAGCGCGCGGCTGCGTCAACCGGCACTGCGTGCGCCCGGACCATCTGGAGGCCGTGACCCAGGCCGAGAACAACCGGCGCGCTCACCCCGGACCGCAGAGCCACTGCGGCAAGGGCCACGAGATGACGCCGGAGAACACCTACCCACCGAGCAAGACCGGCAGTGGCCGCCAGTGCCGCCGCTGTGCCATCGACCGGGCGACTTCCCGGAACCGCAAGATCAGAGGAGAACAGCATGTCTGAGTTCGATTTCGGGGCGGAGTTTGCAGCCTTCGGCGACGACCTGAAGGGCGTCAGCTACGAGGGCGAGCACGAGATGCGCGTGACCAAGGCGGTCGCCGGGACCACGGCCAAGGGCAAGCAGCAGTTCACGCTGACCCTGGCCTTCACCGGCGGCGTCTACGGGGCCAAGGGCAAGACGATCACCGACCGGCTGATCTGGTCGCCCGAGTCCGACGTCGCGGCCCGCATCTTCAGCCAGAACCTGCGCTGCCTCGGGGCGACGCAGGAGTGGATCATGCAGACCCGGCCGACCCCCGACCAGATCGCCGAGCAGATCACCGGCGCGGTGTTCCTGGCCGCGCTGAAGCCCGACGAGTTCAACAACCAGCCGACCACCCGGGTCAACTACCGGAAGTCGGTCAGCGTCAAGCCGACCACCGGGGTGAAGAACGTGTCGGCCGCCGCTGCCGCTGCCGTCTCCCTGGACGACGAGACCAGCGAGGAGCAGGCCGCCGCTGCGCCGGACAACGTGGCGACGCCGACGGCTGCCGCTCCCGCCGACACCCCGGCCGAGGCCGTGGGTGCCGGTGTCGGCACCGGCTCCGAGCCTGCTCCGGCCGCCGCCGGTTCGGACCCCTGGGCGTGAGCCTCGTCGTCACCGCTGAGCGCGCCGAGGGCGACCAGGGCGTGTCCCTGGCCGCCCTCGGGCAGGCGGTCGAGCGGGCGATGCAGGAGGCCACACAGAACGGCGTGGACCCGGCCACGATCTTCCCGGTCGTCCGAGGCACCGCCGGTGTCCGCTTCCCCGTGATGAAGAAGCTGGAGATCACCATCCCGTGACCTACGCCAGCGCCCGTGATCGCACCTGCGAGCACTGCGGTGAGACCTTCCTGACCCGCGACTACCGACGCCGCTTCTGCGGCCGTCAGTGCGCCGCTCGGGGCCGGGAGCACCAGGGCACACCGCCGGTTCTCACCGGTAGCGCTCACGGGCGCTGGCAGGGCGGGACGACCGCTCACCCGCTCTACCCGACCTACCACTCGATGCTGGACCGGTGCACGCGCGTGAAGAACCCCGCCTGGAAGAACTACGGTGGCCGGGGCATCACCGTGTGCCAGCGCTGGCGCGACAGCTTCTGGGACTTCGTCGCGGACGTGGGTGAGCGCCCTGAAGGCCGCTCCCTGGACCGCATCGACAACGACGGCCCCTACGCCCCGGACAACGTCCGGTGGGCGACCCGCTCCGAGCAGCGCATCAACAGCCGACAGCCCGAGAAGGAGAGCGCCAGTGTCTGAGGTGCCGAACCTCCGGATCAGGGTCCTGACCAGCATCGACCAGGTGTCCCAGTTCTGGGAGTGGCTGACCACCCCCGGCCGCCGCATGGTCGCAGCTGACACCGAGACCACCGGCCTGGACTGGTGGAACCCTCGGTTCAAGGTCCGGATGATGCAGTTCGGGGACGTGACCGGCGGGTGGGCCATCCCTTTCGAGGGGTGGCCCGCCCTGGTCGCCGGGGCGCTGGACTGGTGCTCGCAGCACCGCGTGCCCATCGTCTGGCACAACGTCGGCTACGACGGCCTCGCGCTGCGCAGCCAGGGCATCGAGCTGGACTGGTCCATCGTGGAGGACACGTTCGCCTGGGCGGCCGTGAGCGGCTACGCCGACCAGAACCGCCAGCTGAAGAACCTCGGGATGCAGGAGTTCGGTCCCTGGTACGGCGCAGGCCAGCGGGTGCTGCACGAGGGCATGAAGAACGGCGGCTGGGACTGGTCCACCGTGCCGATGGGCTGGAAGCCCTACCCGCTCTACGGCGTGGTTGACACGTGCGGCACCGCCGCGCTGTGGGAGGTCTACGAGGCGCAGGGCCGCCGGAAGCGCTGGGCGAACGACCACGCGCTGGAGATGGCCAGCGTCCGGATCACGAACGAGATGTCCTGGCGCGGGCTGCCCGTGGACGGGGCCTACCTCTACGAGAGCATCGAGGACTTCACCGGCCGGGAGGCCGAGGTCCGCGCCCGGCTCACCGCGCTCGGGATCACGAACCCGCACCAGGGCGGCCAGCTGGAGCTGGTGCTGACCAACGACGGCGTGAAGCTCCCGGGCAAGACGGACAAGGGCAAGACCAAGCTGGACGGCGAGGTGCTGGCCCAGATCGACCACCCGGCCGCCCGGGACGTCCTGGCCTTCCGGGGGCTCTACAAGACCCGCACCAGCTACCTGGAGGCGATGTTCAACGCCTCTGGCGGCCAGCTGGGGCGCGGGATCATCCACCCCGGCATCAAGCCGGTCGAGGCCCGCACCGGCCGGATGAGCATCGAGAACCCACCGCTCCAGCAGCTGCCCAGCGCCGACGAGGACCCCACGGTCCGCCGGGCGGTCGTGGCGCGCGAGGACGGCGAGAAGGTGGTCACCGCCGACTTCGGCCAGATCGAGCTGCGCATGTGGGCGTCCATCACCGGCGACGAGGCGATGATCAAGGCGCTGAAGCTGGCCGACGCCACCGGCGACGACTTCTTCGTCCAGGTGGGCCGCGACGTCTACCACGAGCCGGACTTCAAGAAGAAGGACGCGCGCCGTCGCCTGCTGAAGGCCACCACCTACACCAAGCTATTCGGCGGCGGGATCGAGACCGCAGCGGCGCAGGCGGGGGTCGGCGTCTACGACCTGGTCCCGACGTGGAAGGCGCTGGAGAACACCTACCCGTCGCTGAAGACCCTGGGCGCGGAGCTGGTCCAGACCCGCAAGATCGAGCGCGGCGAGCTGGAGCACGTGATCACCAGCCCGTGGGGCCGGGAGTTCAAGGTCCGGGACCCGCAGGAGCGCCGCAAGCTGGGCAACTACGTCTGCCAGGGCTCGGCCGCCATCGCGCTGAAGAAGGCGATGGTCGGCCTGGACGCCGCTGGCTTCGGGCCCTACATGATGCTGCCCGTCCACGACGAGGTGCTGTTCTCCATCCCCGAGCCCGAGGTCCCCGACGCCATGCAGGAGATCGCCGAGGTGATGAACCAGATCGTCACGGAAAAGACGGGCTGGAAGGTCGATGTGACAGCTGAACCGGGCGCTGGCAACAACTGGGCAGAGGCAAAATGATCACGGCTGAAGACCGTCTCTGGGCCAAAGTCGAACGCGGAGGTCCGTCCGAATGCTGGCCGTGGACAGGCACGCTGACCAAGGGCTACGGGCACATCAAGGTCAGCGGCAAGCTGATCTACACCCACCGTCTGGCGCTCTCGCTGGCCACTGGTGTTCCGCTGTCTGACCCACGGAAGGCGTTGCACCGCTGCGACAACCCACCGTGCTGCAACCCGACGCACCTGCGCTGGGGCACGCAGGCCCAGAACATCCAGGACGCCATCGAGCGCCAGCGGGCCAAGATGCCGCCCCGCCGCCAACGACGGACGCACTGCACGAGGGGGCACGAGATGCCGCAGAGGCGCTATCGCATGACCTGTCCGACCTGCCGAACGGAGCAGGCAGCGTGAGACAGGTCGTGGCACGCGGAGACGGGCTCTGGCTGGCCGTGGACCCCGGGGGCGAGACCGGGTGGGTCCTGTTCCGGCCGGTGGTTGACACCGAGCAGCTGACCGGCGTCGGCATCGACGTCATCGAGTGGGGCGAGGAGCGCTCGCAGCTGGCCTTCTGCAACCGGGTCTGGTCGCTGGCCACCCAGCAGCACCCGACCACGAAGCGGGGCCTGGACGGGATCGTCATCGAGGGCTGGTGGCCGCGCGAGGGCGCAGCGACCTGGCAGCCCGAGGCCGTGGAGATCATCGGCTTCTGCCGGTGGGTCATGGCCGACGACCCCGCCCGGTTCTTCGTCCAGCAGGTCAGCCACGCCAACAGCTTCGGCACCCCGGCGAAGATCGGCAGCTACCGCCGCGACCGCGAGCCACCCAACAACGTCGGCAAGGGCGGGAACGGCCACGCCGTGAAGGCCCTCCAGCACGCCATCCTCTGGCTGAACACCCGATGGAGCCCCGAGTGACCACGAACGACGACCTGCTGCCCGGCCCGACCGGCCTGGACTACCTCGCCGCCTACGAGGCCCTGTACCCCGGCCTGGCGGCCGAGGGCCGGAAGGTGCACCAGCTGCCCGACGACCGGCTGAAGCTGGTGGACCGCGCCGCCCGGATGCGCCGCGCGGAACGCGACCGGGTCAAGGCCGGGTTCCTGGCGTTGGCCACCGAGTTCGAGACCGAGCAGCCCGGGGACCACCCGCTGCTGAAGGGCATCGCCCACCGCATCCAGCGCATCGCCGAGGAGACCCGATGACCGCCACCCTGACCGACGCCCCCGCCCAGCTCAGCCCGCCGGTTGACACGGTGAAGCTGGCCGGGGCCAAGCCGGGCATCTACCCCTACGACGTCGTCGTGGGCAAGTACGCCGGGCGCATGGCCGTCTACGTGCCCGCCACGTTCATGCCGCGCCTCCAGCTGATCCCCGGCGCGCTGTACTCGAAGGCCGACCAGGTCTGGACGCTGCCGAAGGCCTGGCCCGCCGTGCTGGCCCTGAAGACGATGTCGGTGGAGACCGGCCTGAAGCTGCTGCCGCACCCGGCGCTGAAGGCGTGGGTCAACGAGCAGGCCGGGCACTGGGAGCGGATGCGCGAGCTGGCGGCCCGCGTGGACCCCACGGCCGTCAAGGCCGAGGACGACGTCTTCTACCCCCACCAGGAGGACGACGGCGAGTGGCTGTCCTACGGCGGTGGGATCGTGCCCACGCGCGGGCGGCTGCTGCTGAACGAGACCGGCACCGGAAAGACGGCCGCCGTGCTCAACGGCATCCTGAAGCTGGACCTGGTCCCGGACCCGAGCACGGACCCCGACCCGGAGGGCACCGGCCACGAGCCGCCCCACCGGCCGATCCTGGTCATCGCGCCGAAGAAGACGCTGAAGACCGCCTGGGCCGACGACCTGGCCACGTTCATCCCCTGGGCGCGGGTGGAGATCATCCGGGGCACGTCCACCCAGCGGCGTGCGGCCATCGAGCGGCTGGCCACCGGCGAGGCCGACATCGGCATCATCGGCTGGGAGGCCCTGCGCAGCCACACCCGGTACGCCGCCGCCCCCGGGCACGCGCTGAAGAAGTGCGAGGCCCACGGCGGCCCGCCGCAGTCCGACGAGGAGCACGTCACCGAGGCGAAGTGCCAGCGCCACGAGCGCGAGCTGAACGCCATCGACTTCAGCCTGATCGTGGCCGACGAGCTGCACCGCGTGCTGAACAACCTCTCCCAGACCACCCAGGCGCTCTGGGGGCTCATCCGGAGCGCGCCGGACGCCCTGCGCTGGGGGCTGACCGGCACGCCCATCAGCTCGGACTCCGAGGCCAGCTGGACGGTGCTGCACACCGCCGACGCCGACGCCTGGCCGGTGAAGACCACCTACGTGGACTACTACCTGGAGCGCGGCTACAGCATGGCCGGGTTCCCGCAGGTGTTCGGCTTCAAGCCGACCCGGCGCGAGGAGTTCCAGCAGGTCTTCAGCGCGATGTCGCGCCGCCGTCTGAAGGCCGAGGTGCTGGACCTGCCGCCGCTGCTGACCGGCGGGGAGTTCATCCGCGAGTGCGAGATGGGCCGGGAGCAGGCCGCCGCCTACAGCCAGATGCGCGACGAGATGGTCCTGATGGTCCAGGAGGGCAAGATCGTCGCGGCCAACAGCATGGTGGCCACCGGGCGGCTGTCCATGCTGGCCAGCGCCACGGGCTACCCCGACGACCCCGAGGCCTTCAACCCGGGCCCGGACGCCGACGACGTCCCGGTGAAGATGCTGCTGCGGATGCCCAGCTGCAAGATCGACTCCCTGGTGGACGACATCCGGGCCGGGGAGTTCGAGGGCGAGCAGGTGGCCATGAGCTTCGTCAGCCGCCGGTTCTTGCGGCTGGTCGAGCAGGCCCTGGTTGACACGCTCGGGCTGGACCCCACCGAGATCGTGAGCGTCGCCGGGGACCGGACCGACCAGCAGTGCGACCTGGCCATCACCGACTTCCAGCAGGGCAAGAAGCGCTGGATGCTCTACACCTACGCGGCCGGGGGCACCGGGGTGACGCTGACGGCGGCCAGCTCGCTGCTGCGGCTGGAGCGCAGCTGGTCCCCGATCCTCTGGAAGCAGGGGCTGGACCGGGTGCACCGCATCGGCTCGGAGAAGCACAAGGCGGTCAAGGTCTACGACTACGTCACCACCGGCACGGTGGAGGAGCGCCAGATCGACCGGTTCGGCGAGAACGCGATGAAGCTGGAGGAGCTGGTCCAGGACCAGAAGAAGCTCCAGGCGCTGTTCGCCACCGGGGCTCCGGCCAAGGCGAAGAAGAAGGCGGCGGCCAAGGTCACCCCGGCGGAGCCCGCCGAGGACCCGGCCTAGTTGACACTGTTGACCAAGTGCCCCATACTGGCCCCATGACGATTGCAACCGTGACCGAGCAGGGGCCCCGGCGTACCCGGTCCCGGGTGCTGTTCGAGGACTTCGAGAAGGTCGCCGAGACCGTCCAGGCCATGCCGGGTCAGTGGTTCCGGGTGGGCGGCGGCGAGGAGGACCGGCTGAGCGTGTTCAGCCAGACCGCCTACCGCATCCGGCGCGGGCAGATCAAGGCCTTCGCCGACCCCCAGGGCGGCTACTGGGAGGTGCAGGTCAGCACCGACAAGCGCGTCGAGCGCGAGTACCCGGTGGAGGTCTTCCTGCGCTTCGTGCCCGTGAAGCCCGCCAAGGCCAGCTGACCGGACGATCCCGCCAACGTCCCATGCCAGACCGTAAGGTCATGGCATGGGGCGTTTGCATGTTCTGACCAGCCGCGACACCGTGAAGCGCCGGGGCACCTGCGAGCACTGCGGACCCGACATTCCGATCCGGCCACGCAAGACGCCTGCCGGGGTGACGACGTGGGTCTGCCGCCGCCCGAAGGAGCCGCGCGGAACCGAGGAGTCCCGCCAGCGGCGGCAGCGCATGATGAAGTACGGGTTGACACGGGAGCAGCACGACAAGCTGCTGGCCGAGCGCTCACAGGGGTGCCGCATCTGCGGGTCCACCGAGAAGGCGCTGCACGTGGACCATTGCCACAGCACCGGCCGGGTGCGTGGCTGGCTCTGTCGAGGGTGCAACCACGGCCTGGGCAACTTCGGGGACGACCCTGAACTTCTGCGCCGCGCTGCCGTCTACCTGGAGGGGTAGCGCGGGGGCGCTGTGCTATGCCCCGCCGGTACCGTGAGCACGCGCGTGCCCACCATCAGCAACCAGCGAGGTGCCCTGTGCCCGACCAGTCCCTGGACCAGCAGACCGAACCGACCACGGCCACCCTGTCGGCCACCCCCGACGACACGTCGGCCAACCACCCCGAGGCCGCCAGCGCGTCCTCCCTGGCGGCCAACGTCACCGAGGCCTCCGAGGGGGAGAAGCAGCAGGCCGACGTGACCATCAACCAGGACCCGGTGGTCGGTGCCGCCGTGGCCCCGGTGGCCGACGAGTACGACGACGAGGAGAAGTGGCCCTACCGCGCGCTCCAGGAGCGCGCCGGTGACCTGGACGTCAACGGCCGGGGGAAGCGCGAGGAGCTGATCGAGCGCATCCGCACGGCCGAGGCCGCCAAGACCTCCAGCGTCACCAGCCCCGACGCCAAGGCGTCCACCGGCGGCGAGGGTCCGGAGACCCCGGCCAGCGAGTCCGAGGACGGCGTCGCCCGCACGACGGTCAACCCCGACGTCTACGCCAACGGCGGCATCGCGCTGGACCGGGTCCGCACCGGCGAGCACGCGAACGTGCTCCAGGGCCTGTCCGACGAGCGCCGCCAGCAGCAGCTGGCCGCCGCCCGCGAGCGCTCCGCCCAGGCCGCCGACGCCTGATGGGTCGGCACCGGGCTCCGGACGCGGGGGCTACGGCCTTCGCTCCGGAGCCCGAGCCAGCGGTTGACACGGAGGACATCGAGATGGCCGACCCCGCGCTCCCAGCGGAGCAACCCCCTGTTCCTGGCGGAGAGACCCCCACCCTTGCGCAGGAGACACCCCCCGCTCCCGCCGACGGCAAGCGCCCCGAGCCGGTCCTGAACGCCGCGAAGATCGCCGGAGCCGTCTCCGGTGTGATCCTCGCCGTCGGCGGACTGCTGCGGCTGTTCGCTCCGTTGCTCCCCGCGAGCATCCAGGGCCTGGACGTCGAGGGCATCGCCCTCCAGGCGTCCAACGCCATCCTGGCCATCGGCGGTGCCTGGGCGCTGATGGGCCCGTACTTCATGGCCTGGATCAAGGCCCGCAACAAGGTCACTCCCCTGTCCGATCCCCGGGACGCTGCCGGGAACCGACTCACCCCCGAGGGCACATGACCATCGCCACCCGCCTGCGCTCCGCCTGGGCGCGTCTGTGCGGGCTCCACCTGCGCGGCACCTGGCGGCCGGGCAGCTACAACGCCGTCCTGCTCATCGCCCAGGTGGTCATCATCTGGACGGCCGCCCAGCGCGGGATGGACTACGCCACCTCCGGCAGCGACACGGAGGCCGCGTCGGCGACGCTGGTGGGCATCGAGCAGGACATCCCGCTGGAGGTGCTGGGCCTGGCCTTCCTGATCCCGGCCGGGGTCGCCTTCTTCGGCCTGGCCACCGGCTGGGCCAAGCCGCTGAGCATGGGCCACCTGTTCGTCGGTGCGGCCTACCTGGTCCTGGGCATCACGTTCCTGCGCGAGAGCCCGGTTGACAGCTGGCTGAAGGCCGGAGGCGGGAGCGCCCTGCTGATCCTGGCCGCCTTCCTGCTGGCCACCGACTCCCGCTACATCCCCGACATCGCGGCCTTCATCTTCGGGATCGTGGCGCTGGTGCTGGGCGGGTGGATCGCGGCCTACGGGCTCGGCGACGGGTACCGCACCGGCAACGGCTTCCTGGGCGCGGCGGTCCTGCACTTCGTCTTCGGCTTCGGCACCCAGGTGTTGGCCCGGCGCGAGGAGCGGCTGCGGCGCGAGGAGGAGGAGGACTTCCACCGCCTCGGGCTCGCCTGATGCTGGCTGTCGAGGAGGACCCGATGGGCGGACTGGCAGGGCTGCCAGCCGAGATGTTCGAGGCCATCAAGGACAACGTCATCGTCCAGTGGGTCCTCATCGTCATCTTCATCCTGATCATGGGCACGCAGACGGCCGAGAAGCTGTCCGGCCCGGTCGGGAAGTTCGCCCGGTGGGTCCGGTCGTTCGGCGAGGCCCGGGAGAACCGCGAGGCCGAGGAGCGCCGCGCGCGCCGCCAGAAGATGCTCAGCGAGGCCACCGAGGGCCAGGAGTTCCTGGCCCGGAAGATGGCCGGGCTGGAGAGCCAGGTGGGCGAGCTGTTCGAGCACCGGGACGCGATGGACCGGCTGATCAACGCCCACATGGGCTGGGACTACATGATGCAGCAGGACGCCATCAGCCGGGGTGTGCCGCCGGAGAGCATCCCCACGCCGCCCCCGCTGCGCGTGCCCTGGGGGACGCCCACCCGCTCGGAGAAGGCCAGCGCCCAGGCGCAGACCGACATCGAGGCAGCGCGCGGCGACGACGCGGAGGCAGCCGCCACGCCGGGGTAGGCCCCGTGTTGACACTGTTGAGATAGCTGTGTCATACTTCTCCCATGACGCAGAGCCGCAGCCCTCACCCCGTACTCATCGCCCTGTGCTTCCTGGGCCTGTTCGGCCTGGCCATCCTGCTGGGCATCGTCCTCGCTCCGGTACTTCCTGCTCCGGTCGTCGCGCTGATCGCGCTGGCTGTGACCCTGGGCGGCGCGGCTGTCCTGGGAGTCCTGGCGGCCGGACGATGACCGCCGAGGCGGTGAAGCTGCCCAGCAGCTTCCACAAGGACGGTGTGGCCCTGGTACGCCAGATGGAGGCCAGCGGCTGGACCGGCCGACTGGGGGCCAGCGGCCACGTGTTCATGTTCGCCCCCGATGGCGTCACGACGTGCTCCATCACGCCGAAGGCGGGCAGCCGACGGCACATGACCAACCAGGTGGCCGTCTACCGCCGCTGGCTGCGCGAGCAGGCCGTCGCCGAATCCGAGACCGAGCCGATTCAGACGGAAGCGGCTCCCGAGCCGGAGCCCGCAGCAGACCCGGTTGACACGGTCGCCGTACCCGTCGAGGTCCCGCAGCTGTGCCCGGAGTGCCTGCGGCCCTTCGCCACAAAGCAGGCCCTGAGCGTCCATCACGTCCGGGTGCACGTCCGGGTCAACTGCCCGGTCTGCCTCCAGCCCTTCTCGCCGGGCAACCTGGACCGCCACCGCGCGACACACCGCCGTGAGCTGGAGGACCCCGAAGCCGTGCTGGCCGAGGTCTACCGGCTGCGCGCCGAGGTCGCCGAGTGGCAGGCCCTGGCCGAGGACGCCGAGGCCCGCGTCAGCGCCCTCCAGGACATCCGGGACCGCGCCGTGGCTGCCCTGCTGGGCGAGTAGCCCGGCACGCGGGAGGGGGCTCTACGGGGCCCCCTCCCACACTCTGTTGACAAACGTGACATACTCTCATTCAGACGCAGCAGCAGCGCACCGACCGATTGGACCCCCCGCCATGTGGATCGTCACCGAGCACGGCTTCTTCACCTTCGTCGTTGACCGCAAGGACGACACCGTCGTCCACCTCCGGGCCCGCGTCCGGGAAGACCTGGAGCGCAACTTCCCCGGCGTCGAGGTGATCGAGAAGCCGGGCGCGGACTACTACTTCCGGGCCAAGATCACGAAGGTCCAGCTGGCCGAGCGCATGACCCAGATGATCATGGACGACACGATCAAGGGGCACTTCAAGGACGTCGCGCTGGCCAAGTCCTCCCCCACCGAGCACGGCAACCGCCGGTCGGCCTACTACGGCTTCTGGACCGCGATGGCCGCTCTCCAGCCCTACGCGCCCTACTCCCGGACCCCGCGCCTGAAGTCCGTGGTCAAGCCCTGGACGCCGCCGAAGCGCGACACCCGGCCGGGCACCGGTCAGACCTCGCTGCCCTACACCGGCAGCGAGAGCCGGGGCGCGCTGCGCGCCGGGGACTACGACTGGGACAACCGCAGCTGGCAGGGTGGCGACCCGGCCCGCGACCCGGAGCCGATGTCGTCGCTGGCCGACGAGCTGATCGAGCTGGGATCGGTCATCGAGGACGACGCCGCCTGGTGGAACAGCCTGACGCCGGAGGAGCAGCAGGTGCACCTGGACGAGGCCGAGGACAACGCCCGCGCGCTGGACGCCCGGGACGAGGGCGGGCTGGCCGCCATCGGGTTCTCCGACACGCTGCCGGGTCCCCGGGACTGGGCGCAGGTCGAGGCCGACCGTCGGGCGCACGACCGCGACCGGGCCGCGTCCCTGCGGTCGGGCCAGCAGCCGACCGGCAACGGTGGCGGGCGCAAGGGCCGCCGTCGCGGCCGGAAGAACCGCCACAACCAGCGCGGCTGATTCACCCGCCCGGGTGTCCGGGACACGCTGATGGGGCCCCGTGTTGACACTGTTGACACGGGGCTTCATACTTGTGCCATGACGCAGACGCTCACCACCCCGAAGCTCTCCCCCACCGACCGCCGCTACGCCTTCGTGAAGTCCTGCATCGACCCGATCAACGAGCACATCCTGCTGGTCAGCGCGCTGAAGGGCACCGGCCTCCCGCTCCCGGCCGAGCCGACCCTGGACGAGCTGAAGGCCATCGCCAACCGGATGACCACCGAGGGCCCGGCGCTGGGCCGCACGGCGCACTGGAAGGCCACCTGCGACTTCGCCTGCCGGGAGATCAGCGAGGCCGCCGAGGCGGGCAAGCTGGACGCCAGCTTCGCGCGCTGGGCCATCCTCCAGGGCTCGGTCTACATGGGCTACGCCGCGTGACCGAGCGCCCGATGTCCCTGACTCGCCAGCTGGTGCTGGTCTTCACCCTGCCGCTCTGGCTGCCCTTCGCGCTGGCCGTCGGCACCGTCCGTTCCCGGAGGACCGCGTGAGCGCCGTCGGCCACTGCCTGACCCTGGTGAAGGGCTCCCGCGACTACCACGCGGGCCAGCCGCCCTACCGACCCCTGCCGCTGCTGACGGGCACGTGCTCGTGCGGCGGCTGGACGCGCGAGGTGCACCGCTTCGACGCCGACAGCGACGAGTACAAGGCGCTGGTGCGCGCCGACCACCACATCCACGCCACCGTGCTGACGGCCACGCCGAGCTGGCCGGAGGACGCCAACGACCTGCACCCGCTGCTGGGCGGCTGGCACGGCGACCTGGTCACCGGGGAGCACGCCCGGCACCACGTGCCGCTGGAGGCCGGGGGCCTGGCCAAGGGCACCACCTACCTCCAGCTGACCGACGCCATCAGCGAGGAGCTGGACGCGGCATTGGGCGAGGACGACGACGTCGTGCCGCTGGAGCGCGCACCCCGGCTGGCCGCCGCCATCGCGCTGACCCAGCAGTTGACACGGAACTGGCCGAAGGTCGAGTGCTGGCGCGTCATGGTCCGCCAGCCCAACGAGCCGCACCCGTTCCCCGGCAAGGACCCGGAGGGCTGGTGCTACCTGGCGTGCCAGACCCAGGAGCAGGCCGAGGCCTACCGGCCGTGGGTGGAGGGCTACCTGAACCGCGACCGCAAGCGCGAGGACGACCCCTACCGCTACGTCGCCACGGTGGACCTGGGGCCCGCCGAGATCAACCGCCTGCGGGTGCCCGGCCGGATGCCGGAGCAGGACTACGAGCTGCGCCAGGGGAGGCCGAGCTGATGCCCCGCGACATCCCGATCCGGGAGCCGGGCCGCCTGACCGATGACCCGATCTTCGTCTACAAGGGCGTCATCACCCGGGCGGGCAGGGGCTGGGCCGAGGTCGTGCTGCCGAAGTGGCCGGACCAGCCCATCGGCATCGTCTTCGGCGGCGGCGGCTGGACGGCCGAGCTGTACCTACCGCCGGACGGTGTCAACCGCGAGCAGATCGGCCACCGCCGCACCCGCGACGAGGCCGTCCAGCTCGTGGTCGAGACCTACCACCGGCGCTTCGCCAAGCAGAAGTACAGCGGGGTGTGGCTGCGCGACCGGGAGCCGGTCACGCACCTGGAGGACGTCCTGCCCCGGCGCTGGGCGTCCACCGTGCCGGTGGACCACCGGGAGGCCCGGAGCCAGCTGCACCGCTTCCTGGCGCTCAACCGGTGGTTCTTCGACGCCCCGGACGTGATCCGGCCCTACGTCCCGGAGCCCGAGGCCCCGCACGCGGTGGACGGGTGGCTGGACGGCCCGTGAGCGCGTGCGTGCTCTGCGACTGGGAGTACGACCCCTTCGGGGCCCCGGTGGCCGCCTACGGCCCGCCGGAGTCGCTGATCCCGCTGCGCTGGGACGGCCTCACCGTCCGGACGTGCTGGCTGATCGAGGGGCTGGCCGAGACGATGGCCGACGTCGCCCTGGCCGCGCACTGGGCCCGGGAGCACACCGCCCAGCTGCGCGGCCTGGTTGACACGTCGGTGGAGCTGCGGGTGCTCGGGGCGGGACCCGGCGCGGGGACGACCGTCCTACCCTGACCGCGTGGACGACCAGCGGTCACCCGCGCAGGTCTGGGCCGACGACGTGCTGTCCGCGAGCATCGCCCCGTACTGGACCGGGATCATCCTGGGCCACCAGGCCGGGGTACCGGTCCTGCTGACCGCGCTGGCCCTGATCGCCGTGCTGGTGGTCGCCACCGTCTGGGGAGTGCACCGGAACTTCGCCAGCTGACTGGCGTGTCGCGTGTTGACACTGTTGACACTGTGGCGCATACTTCTGGCATGACGCAGAACGCAGCCACCGCAGCCGCCTCCACCGACTGGACCCTGGTCCTCCTGGGCCTGGCCAAGACCTTCGCCTTCCCGCTCAGCGCGGTACTGATCGTCGCCGTGATCTTCCTGATCCAGCGCTACGTCGCCCGCCTGACCGCCCGCAAGACCTCCCCCGGCTTCACGGTCGCCAGCCCGTCCAGCGACTTCACCCGGACCTACCGCACCTACGAGATGGCGATGCGCCGGGCCGAGCAGCTGACCGAGGACACCGGCGTCCAGTTCTCCGTCCTGCACCACTGACCGCTCGCCGATCTCCCCAGGAGCCCGCCGTGACCTTCCACCCCTCCACCGCCACCCGCGAGCAGCAGGCCCAGGGCCAGAACATCGCCCTGGAGCTGCTGGACGTCGCCGCCGCCGCCGAGCGCACCCTGGACAACGTCCGGGTCGCCGGGCGGGTCCAGGAGCGCGTCGAGTTCCAGCGCCTGCTGACCCAGTACGCCCGCTTCTGCTCCGCCTTCCTGCCCGCCCGCAGCACCCGGGGCAAGATGCCGCACCAGTGGGGCCTGCCCTTCGAGCCCGAGCTGGACCAGCTGGACCTGACCGCGAGCACGTCCGAGGCGCTGGCCTTCCACCAGCTGGCCATCTACGACGGCGCGGAGGAGCTGGTGGAGGACGCCACCGTGCTGGTGCCCCGCGCCTACTTCCTGGACCCCCAGGGCTGGCTGGAGGCCGAGCAGCGCACGCGGATCACCCGGGACGAGGCCATCCGCCGCGACCAGGTCTCCCGCACCGACAGCCAGCGCCAGCAGGCCGTCAACCTGCTGGAGGGCCTGGGCTGGACCGTCAGCCCGCCGAAGCGGCCCGAGGCGGTCCCGGCCGCCCAGTAGGGTGGTCAGCACCAGCATCCCCCGCTGGCCGCCAGGAAGCCCCCGTCACCCCTCGCCCAGGGTGCGGGGGTTTCTTGCGCTACGGTCGGTCGATGGGGAAGTGGCTGCACCGGTTGACGGACATCGACACCGCAGCGGGTACCGGCCGGTGCGCCGCGTGCGGCCCGGTGGTGCTCGCCTACCGCACGGTGCAACAGCGGCGCGTACCGCGCTGCCCAGTCGCCGTCCAGTCCCAGCGGAACAGCCCGGCACGGCATGACCGTGTCCAGCCGCACGGGTTGCGCGTGAGCGAAGCCCGCGAGCTGGTCGAGGCAGCCGGGAGCTGCGCGATCTGCGGGTCCACCGCTGACCTCCGCCTGGACCACTGCCACCGTCAAGGGAACGTCCGGGGCGTGCTCTGCAACAGCTGCAACCTCGGTCTGGGCATCTTCGGAGACGACCCGGAGCGGTTGGAGGCGGCAGCGTCCTACCTCCGCACGTAGCCCGGACGGGGGCTTCTTGCTGTCCCGGGCTCGTGTTGCTACCGGTGACAGACTGTGCTCCGGTAAACTCAGGGTGTGATGAACCTCTGGGAAGCGGCGCAGGCGGTGCTGTTCATGCTCGCCGTTGGCGGCCTGACCAGGGACTCCATCCGGCTGATCCACCCGACCGTGGAGTAGGCAGCCCCCTTCTGTGCCCCGATGGAGGAGCATGAACCCCCTCAACACGGGGTAGAGGGGTCGTCATGCTGCTGCTCACGCTCGGACTGCTCGCCGGGCTCGCGCGGGTCCTGGTCCACGCCCAGGCCCAGACCCCGCGCACCCCGCTGGTCTGAACCTCCCGTGCGCTCCCCCGGCCACCGGCTGATCGCTCGGGGCGCACCGCACACCGCTCAGGCGTGCTCGCACTGGCCCTGCGACGTCCACTCGGGCGTCCAGCGTGTCAACCGTCGCGGCGACCTGGGCGGACGTGGCGTGGGCGGCTTCGGCCACGCGCTCTGCGAGTGCGGCTGGACGGGCCCGCACGACGAGACGGGCGCGGCCCGGCGTCGCAGCTGGCGCAAGCACCGGCCCATCGCCTGAACGCACGAGAGCCCCCGGCCATCGGCCGGGGGCTCTCTGCTGTGCGCGGGATGGGGTCAGGCGGCCCAGCGGGGGAAGTCCAGGTCCCAGACCTTCAGCGCGGCGACCGCGAGGTAGGCGTACTGGGCGTGGCCACCGGCGATGGTCTCCAGCACGGTCTTCACCAGCTCGTCGGCGGCGACGTGCGCGGCCTCCGGGTCATGCTGGCCCAGCTCGGCGATGCGGGCGACCTCGCGCTCGATCTCGCGGTCGGAGGCGTAGGGGACCGGCTGGCTGATCGGGTGGACGGGCTGGCCGGGTACGGGGCGGGTCTGCGTCATGGGAGCAGTCTGGCAGGCTTTCTCAACAGTGTCAACAGACAACCCCCTAGCGTGTTGAGTCAGATCGTGCATACTGGCTGCGGCTGGCAGCAGCGAGGCAGCAACTGCGGGGCTGCGCCGACCGGGCCCGGCTGAAACGGGCCCGGCCGGATACCGGGTGCGGTGCTTGCCCCTCCGGGGGAACCGCCCGTCACCGTCGGGACGTGGGGTGCGACTCCCCGCCCTGCTGCCAGCCACCACGCCACGAGGGGAGCGCGCGATGACCGCCGGACCGACCGCGCGCATCAGCCAGCTGCTGGCCGAGAACCGCGATCCCGCGCCCGAGCCGCGCACGCCCGCGTCCGGGGACACCTGCGTGATCGAGGGCTGCGCGGACGACACCCGGCGCGGCACTCTCCAGGGCGGTGCGCCGATGCTCTGCAAGGGCCTGGGCATGATCGGGGAGCCCTGCATCGCCGTCTGGCTGGTGGACCCGCCGGAGGAGCGCGAGCACTACCTGGACTTCGTGGACGACCAGCGTGGGTGACGGCAGGGATCGCGGGTGGGCGCTCTGCCCGAACGACCCGCCCTGCCTCCATGCTGGCCTGATGCACGATGGGGACAGCGTCTGCACCGAGGAGGGGTGCGGCTGCGGGCGGCCGGTGGAGTGGTTGACACCGGACCGCCGCGACCAGCTGCGCCGTGGCGCGTGCCCCGGCAACGACTTCGAGAAGCGCTACCAGAACGGCGTCTTCGCGCACCGCGCGGAGCGCGCCCGAGCGGAGGACAACCGTGGCTGACGAGAACGCCCAGGTCAACATCACGGTGGTGACCGAGAAGATGGCCCAGACGCTGAAGGGCATCTCCCTGGCCTTCGTCCCGATCACCGAGGCCGCCGACCAGCTGGGCGAGAACCTGGCCAAGGCCGCCAGCGCGCTGAAGATGCCGCCGCTGCCCTTTCCCCTCCCGCTGGAGCACGTCAGCCCGTACAAGGGCCCGGACCCGCACATCGAGCACGTGCACGTCTCGCTGAGCCAGCTCCAGCAGTACGACGTGCTGGGCAAGGCCCAGCCGGTGATCAAGACCTTCGGCTACACCCAGCAGGTGCAGGCCCAGCTGGACGAGCAGCTGATCCTGGACCAGATCGTCCAGCCGCTGAAGCCATCGCTGGACGCCGCCAGCATCGGCTTCGAGCTGAAGAACGTGTCGCCGGACCTGGTCAAGACGCTCTACGGCTTCGACGGGACCGCTGACGGCCCCATCGGCACGGTCCAGATGACCGAGGACGAGCACGGCGTGACGTGGACGATGCAGCCCCAGGCCAAGCAGGGCGGCAAGACGACGGCCTACGAGGCCGTCAAGAAGGCGATGGAGCACTTCACCGTCAACAAGGGCGGCATCACCTTCGGCACGACGACGCCGGACGCCAAGCTGCCCGACCCCGACGACCTGCTGGACGACACCGCGCCGCCGGTGCTGATGCTGCTGCCCAGCCAGCGCTTCTGGTGCACCGCGCACGACGAGCACGTCATGGACCCCAAGCACCCCAAGCACCTGGCGGGCGACCCGGTGGAGTGCGACTCCGGCGGCTGGTACCGGCCGTCCTTGCCGCACGAGGACAAGGCCATCCTGCGCGTGCTCAACCCGTCTGGTTGACAAAGGTGACATACTCGGGGGCATGGCGCAGACCCCTGACGACGACCAGCCCACCGAGCTGAGCTTCCCCGCCCACTGGAAGCAGCCCCCACCCTCCCTGGAGTACCCCACCGACATCTCGACGGGGCCGACGGCCGCCGACCGCATCGCGGGCATCCAGGCGACCAACCGGGCCTACGCCGCCGCGCTGCTGCGCGAGCTGGCGAAGGACCACCTGGGCGAGCTGGACCACGTGCACCTGCCACTGCCCGGCGGCGACGACGCCTCGGTGTCCATCGTGGCCACCGACGAGGTCCAGGCCTGGCTGTACGGCCTGGCCATCCGGGTGGAGAACGGCGACCTGGGCTGATGGGCCAGCACGTCCACGACGAGAGCGAGAGCGCCAGCGGGGGCGACCACCTGCACCGCTGGGACGCCACCCGCATGGCCCGGCACCTGAAGGACGTCCACGGCTTCGTCGCGCCGATGTCCTGGGACGTCGGCCGGATGCACCTGCACCACCTGGAGGACCACCAGGGTCCCGGGCCCGTTCAGCAGGCCGAGGAGGCCTTCATGAGCACCGAGCACGAGCACGACGACCTGACCACGGTGCACGCCGCCTGGTCGCACACGATGCTGGCCCAGCACCTGCGAGACGAGCACGGCGGGGACGTCCCGGCGGTCAACGCCAACGACCACGACGGCTTGAAGACCTGGCACCTGCGGGCGCACGGGGCGCTGGTGTCAACCGAGCCCGAGCAGCCGAAGCCCGAGCCGGAGAGCCCCCGGGTGACCGTGGACCGGGTGATCTGCGCGCTGGCCGGGATCGACTTCGACAGCGAGTGGGTGCCGGACAACGGCCTGGGCTCCCGCGCCCGGGGTCACTTCCGGGACGTCTACGGGCGGCAGGCCAACCAGTTGCTGGTCTGGCTGGACCGGGGCGGCGTCGCCCGGCTCCCGGCCACCGCCCACCTGGTGGCCAGCGAGGACCGGGCCTACGCCCGCGTCCGGGAGATCGAGGCCGAGCTGGAGCAGGCCCGCACCCAGGTGGCGGAGTTCCAGCTGATGCGCGAGGACCGCGACCAGCTGCTGAAGCGCGCCGGTGAGCTGTCCCGCCAGCTGGAGGAGCAGGCCGCCGCGCTGCGCGGGGAGTTCGAGCGCGCCGAGGAGGCGTTGCGCCAGCAGCGGGACGAGGCCCGCCAGGAGGTCACGGCGGCCTGTCGTCTCCAGCTGGAGGCGCAGGAGGAGCTGGCCGAGCTGAAGCTGCGGGCCGAGGGCCTGGAGACCGAGCTGGAGAACGAGCGCGGGATCGTGCACGACCTGGAGGCCGTGAACAACGGCGTGCGCCGCCAGCGGGACGAGCTGGCCCAGCAGCACGCGCGCCAGCAGGCCACCATCCAGTTCCTGATGACGCCCGAGCACAAGCACACGCTGGACGGCGTGGCCGACCAGCACGCCGCTCTGGCCCTCCAGGCCGCCGCTCGCGCCTTCCGGAAGGAGCCGACCCTGCTCTACACCCGGGACGCGGCGGCCAACTGGCTGGACCGGCTGGCGGAGGCCTCCCTGGCCCGCCCGCTCGGGCACGAGGTGGATGACCGTGGCTGAGCCGACCAAGCACGACCGGGAGGTGGCCAGCGCGCTGCTGGACGACCTGACCTTCGGCGGGCACAGCCAGGACGGCGCGGTCGAGCTGCTGGCCCGGAAGTTCGCGGAGCAGCGCGACGAGCTGGTCGAGCTGCTGACGCTGTGCTCCGCCGGGCGCACGGAGTACGCCGGGGGCATCTCCGGCATGGAGACCAACCCGGCGCTGGTCCGCCAGCGCGAGACGCTGGAGACCGAGGCCAACACGCTGCGCCTGGCCGCCCAGGTGGTCCAGCGCAGCTACTGGACGGTGGCCAGCCTGCTGCCGTCCTGGCGGTTGACACCGGAGCTGGAGACCCGGTTCCGGCTGACGAAGGAGGACGAGTGACCACCACCGACAGCCCCGAGGTCGAGCCCGGCCAGGTCTGGGAGAACGACGACCCGCGCATGGCCGGGCACCGCGTGCGGGTCGAGCGGATCACCCGCTGGTCGGCGCTGCTGGGCGGTGACGTCGCGGTGTGCACGGTGGTCGCCGTCGCCCGCAACGTGAGCCGGGACCGCATCGGCCGCACCACCCGCATCAAGGTCCGCCGGATGCGCCCGGGTGCGCGCGGCTACCGCCTGGTGCAGGAGGGGTAGCCGGGGCCCGCGTGACGACGCGGCGTAGTGGTTACTGCGAGAAGGCTCTCGCGCGGAACGTCGGTGGACCGGAACGTCTGTGGCCCCGCTTACCGTTCCTGTAGACGCAGCCCTGAGAACGGAGACCCCGTGGCCCGCCTGCTGACCTGCCTGAGCCGCCGCCAGACGATCACCATCGTCCTGGAGGCGGTCCTGATCCTCGCCGTCGTCATCGCCGTCGTCGTCTTCACCGGGTGACCCCGGTGTCCTCCCTCCAGCCCCGCTGGGACCTCCAGTTCGCCCGGCGCGCGCCGGTGCGCCGGGGCGGCCTCCTGGCCGCCCTGGTGCGCCTGCTGGCCCGCCGATGACCTCCACCGACGTCCTCCCCGCCCCGGTTGACACCGACGGCGGGGAGGACGACGTCGTTCACATCGCCTGCGACAGCCGCAAGCTGACCTGGTGCGGCCAGGACAGCGCGGACCTGATCATCCGCACCGACCTACCCCACGTGGACGAGCTGTGCCGCATCTGCCTGGCCGCGCTGGAGCTGCACACCATCGGTGACCCCTGCCCGATGTGCGGCACGCGCACCTGCCTGGGGTAGTTGACACTGTTGACAAGGCTGCGCATACTGGTCCCATGACGCAGACCCTCTCCCCCGCGCTCGCTCCCGCCGTCCAGCACGCGATGGTGGTCACCCGCATCGGCCTCCCGCACTACCTGCACGTCTTCACCGTCGAGTCCGTCGAGGACGCCCGCGACGAGTTCGGCGGAACCGTGGCCGACGCGCTGCTGTTCGTGGAGGGGGTCTGCTGCACCGAGTGCGCGACTGAGGCCTCCGAAACCCGCCCGCACGCCGCCGTCCAGCGCAGCTGCCGGTCCTGCGGGACCGTCGGGTGCGAGTGCGTCGTGGTGGAGGACGACCACTACCGCGACGTGTTCTGGTGCCTGGAGTGCCAGCCCTCCTGCGGCTGCCGGGAGTGCGAGGGCTGACCCTCAACCTCCACCTGAGCCCCCGGACGTCACCCGTCCGGGGGCTCACTGCCGTGTCGGCGTGTCTGTGTTGACAGAGTTGAGAAGCGCGGTGCATACTTGTCCCATGACGCAGAGCACCGAGAACCTGTCCCCCGCCTTCAAGATCGCCGACCCCGGCTCCCCGATGACCGAGAAGCAGGCCCCCTTCCTGGCCAGCCTGGTAGCGGAGCGGGAGAACCCCCGGGTAGCCGAGCGGTACCGCCTGCTGGGCGCGCTGGGCGGGCTGACCAAGGGCATCGCCAGCGAGATGATCAGCGAGCTGCTGGACAGCCCGAAGATCAAGGACGCCGCGAAGAAGGCCGCCCACGCCAAGCTGCTGGACAACCTCGCCAAGGGCCTGGCCATCCCGCTCAGCGTCATCAGCGACGACGCCCCGAAGCCCAGCAACCACGCCCAGCCCGGCCTGGCCATCGACGTCAACGCCCCGGTCAAGGTGGAGCTGCCCCGGATGCCGAAGTTCGGCTACTACGAGATCGACGGCAAGCTCTACTACTGGGACGTCACCGGCAAGGACAGCGCGCCGGTCCTGCGCCGCTGGACCGCCCCCGGCTGGGGCAAGGTCAACTACACCTGGCAGAAGGTCAACCTCTGGTCCGACGGCACCGGCAAGGGCGCGTCGATCAAGCTGGAGGGCACCTACACCCCCTTCAAGGGCGGCAAGTACGAGAAGCCGCAGGTCACCACGCAGGTGTGGGTGAAGACGGGCTTCCTGGCCGCGATCAAGGCCGGGGCCACCCCGATGACGCTGGACGCGGTCAAGGCCAAGGGCAAGGCGCTGAACTTCTGCGTCCGCTGCGGCGCTCCGCTGACCGACCCGGTCAGCGTGGCCAACGGCATCGGCCCGGTCTGCGCCACCTACTGGCACTGATCGCCCGCTCTACCACGGCCCGGCCTCGCGCACAGCGGGGCCGGGCCCCCTACGTGCACCACCTGGAGGACATCATGGGCAAGAAGCAGACCCCCGTCTGGCAGATGCTGGGCATCGCCGAGCCGCCCGTCGTGCGCGGCATGTGGGAGTACGGCGTCGTCTGGACGCCGGAGGACCCCCGGCCGACCTGGTGGGAGAACGTCCGCAGCGACATCCGCTGGGGGCTCTGGTCGCTGCACTACTGGGGCAAGAAGGTCCGGCGCGACATCGAGCACGGCCGCCAGCACGACCCCCGCACCACGCTGGCGCTGCGCGCGGCCAACCGGCTGGTGCTGGCCGTCGTGGCCGCCACCGCGTGGCTGTACCGCGTCACCCAGGAGGGTGAAGTCCGCGCTGGCCGCTAAGGTCGGTGAGTATTCTTGCCGATGTCAACAGCACGACGACGTGAGAGGAGGCCCGCCGTGGGCTACGAGTTCTACACCGACCACCCCGAGAGCCAGACCCGCAAGGCCGAGGACTTCTCCGCGTGGAGCTTCTGGGCCCCCGACCACGCCCCGTGGACCGGCGTGAGCCTCCCCGAGGTCGCGGGCATCCTCCAGCGCGTGCAGGCGGCCCCGATCCTGGCTCACGTCGCCCAGACGCTGGACGGCGGCGGCACGCTGGACCCGGTGTCCGCTGCGGCCGTCCTGAACGCCGCCGAGGGGCGGATGAGCCCGAAGACCCGCGAGGTCTTCCTGGCGGCCGTCAGCGGCGGCTACGGGGTGCGGGTGGTCTTCTCCAAGGGCGGCTTCGGGGCCGTCAGCGCGTCGGCGTACCTGGCGAAGCACTCGTCCGCCTGAGCGCACTGCGCGAGGATGTCGCGCACCAGCTGCGGCACCATCAGGGCCGCCCGGTCCCCCTGGAGGGACTGGGCGGCCCGTTCTGCTGTGGAGGCGGCGATGGCGCGGTACCGCTGCACCTCCAGCATCGTGTCCGGCGCGATGCCGTGCGAGAGGTCCGGACGACAGTCCGGGCACGGGACCCGCTCGATGGTGGCCTCGTCATGCTGGGCAGCCTGAGACCACGGGATCATCCGGTGGTTGACACGGAGGCAGTCCGGCCGGTGCGCCACCGTGGACCGGCCGATCTTCGAGATCAGGTAGGTGCCGTCGGTGAGCCGGTAGACCACCAGCTCGCTCCAGCGCGGCGCTGATCCCCGCTGGGCGGTGGCCGCGCCGATCACGGCGGCGTGGAATCGCATGACGCGCCCGCCGTCCCTGACCGTGCGCAGGCCCACCTCACCCATCGGACAGCTGCTCCCCTTCACGTCGTGCGCGGTACAGGCTGGTGCCCGGCCCGTTGGCCGGAGCCCCCACCGGACGGACCCGGACGGCCAGCTCGCGCGTCACGAGCGCCTTCAGTCGGCTGGCGACCCGCTGCGAGGTGATCCCGGACCACTTCGGCAGCACGCCGGGCGGCGCGGGCAGCTCGCGGAGCTTGCGGGCGATGGCCACCGGCCGCATGGGCTCGACGGAGATGGCCAGGATGGCCCGGTCCAGGTCCATGATCGGCCGCCGACCGGACGTCACCCGGGGCGGCGGCTCGCGGAGTTCGATCTGCGGCGTGGTCATGGTCTGAGAATAGCCGCCGGACTCAACAGACCAGGGCCGCCGTCACCCTACGGAGCGACAGGAGCCGGTGCCGCGCCGATGCGGACCATCGCGCACGGTGGGGTGTCGATGGCCGCCCGCATGGTCACCTGGTGCATCTGCTTGTTCTGGCGCACCGCGCGGATCAACTCTTCCACGTCCACGTCGGACAGCGTGATCTCGATGGGCCCGGTCCAGAAGGCCATCGGCACCGGGGTGAGCCCGCCGATGTCGGAGTAGCCCTCGGAGATGACCACCGGGTCGCCCCAGGCAGTGCGGTCCTCGCCGTTGGCCGGGTCCAGCTCCAGCACCCCGGCCTTCTTCAGCGTGATGGCGTAGCCCGGGTTGACGTGCAGGATCGGCTTGATGCCGATGGTGTGGCCGAAGAACCACGCGCGGCCCTGCGCGACGGCCGAGGCGACCGCGTTGCTGTCGCCGGGGGCCGGGGCCGGGATGGTGTGCACGTCGGGGTTGCCGATCCAGGTGTCCGAGCCGACCACTGTGGCGTCGTCCCGGCGGGCGATGCCCATCCCCTGGCGGATCAGCAAGCCCCGGGAGACGGGAATCTCAGCGCTGTCCCGGAGGGCCTGGACCAGCCAGGCCTCGTCGTCGGGCTTGGAGCTGCGGACGTTGCGGCGCAGCGTGGCGACGAAGCCGAAGGGCACGACGCGGTAGGTGCAGGCCTCCTCCGCCGTCTCCTCGGTCTCCTGGTCCCCGATGATGTCGGAGGTGACGGCGGGATCGCACTCGCTCAGGTACAGCGAGATGCCGCCACAGACCCGGGAGTCGCCCTCCCAGCCGTGCTCCCACTCGCCGGTGCCCGGCTTGACCGTCGCGGCGTCCAGCAGCTTCACGGGTGGTCTCCTTCGTCTGTCAGTCGGTGATCAGGGTGTCACAGAGTGGTGAACCGGAGCGTGCCCGGACCGGAGACGGTCAGCGGGTAGTCCTCGGTCCGGACGTAGACGCCGTGCGCCTCTCCGGCCAGCAGGCGGCCCGCCCAGTCCAGCGGGATCGACACGTACTCGCTGGACCCGTTCGCGGGCCGCTTGTAGTAGGCGTTGAGATTCGGCAGCTCGGTGAACACCCCGTTCGGGCCGGTTGAGCTGGTCAGGCCGATTTCGACGTAGGCGTTGTCGAAAACGGGGTTGTCCGCGTCCGCCCCGGACTGGTCGACCGGTCCCAGCTCCAGGTAGAAACTCGCCGAGCCCACCGCCGTGCCAGGCCAGTCGATGTCGGCCAGATCGAAGAAGTAGACGGCCAGGCTGGAGCTGGAGGTGCCCGGCCGGATCGGCATGGCGTCGGTGGACGGGATGGTCCAGGTGCCCGTCTCCTGGTTCCAGCGGGCTCGGGCGAAGGGGTCCCAGGTGACCACCGCGCTGTCGTCCCCGGAACGCTCCGGTCCGGGGGCGGGCTTGCCGATGGCGAATATCCCCCAGTCCTTCTGGGCCAGGACGTAGCAGATGTCGCCGATGTTCGGCGAGGCGAAGCCCCAGCCGCCGGGCAGGTAGGGCACCTCGGTGAACTGGCCGCCGTTGAGGTGCAGGGTCAGCACGCCCTCGCCGACGGCGTCCACCGTGGCCTGAAAGACGCTCGCTCCCTTGTCACCCAGGACGCCCGCCAGTACGTGGCTCAGGTCAGGCACGGGCTCATCCTTCCGTGGGGAGACTGGCGGCGGGCTGCATCTCGGCGTTCCAGGCGTCGTTGCCCAGCGGCAGCGCCGTCTTCTGGATCAGGTAGTCCGCCGTCGGGTAGCCCTGCTCGGAGACGACGGTGACCGGGTCGCTGGCCTCCAGGAACGGGATGGGACTGCCTCCGATGTTCAGCGTCTGGCTGGGCGTCAGGGACTCGATCAGCAGCCGGTCGGCGTAGGCCTGGCACTGGCTGACGTTCGTGAAGAACTGCGAGCTGTAGAAGCGCGGGCGCTGGCCATAGGGCCCGTAGAAGTAGGTCGGGCTGTCCGGGTCGCTGTCGTAGGCCCAGGCCCACAGCGAGGGCACCGTCTGGTCGCTGGAGTTGGTCGCCACGCTGACGGCGTTGTAGACCCCGTCCCGGGTGTCGCTGCGGGTCTCTTCGATCAACACGCCGGTCGGTCCGCCGTCCAGCCGGTATTGACCCGCCAGGTTGCCCAAGTCCGGGGCGTCCACGATGTACCAGCGGCCGTCGTAGCCCGCGAAGACCTCGGCGTTCAGCGAGCTGGCCAGCGCAGTGATCGCGCCCCAGCGGTCCCGCTCCCAGGCCCCCGTGGCGCGCACCAGGCGGTCTTCCGAGCACTGCATCACGACCTCAGCCGTCGGCAGCACTTCGGTGATCAGGGAGGAGATCGTGGCGATGGTGGATGCCCCGTAGGGCGGGGTGCGCGGCCGGATGAACTCGGCCTCGATCAGGAACTGCTCCAGGCCCTTCAGCGTGACGCCGACGGTGCCCCGGTTGGTCCGCCTGTGCGTGAAGACCTGGTACTCAGCGACCGGCACGGCCTCGCGCACGCCGATGGACTCGACCCCGCGCCGGAGCCGGATGCGGGTGCCCTTGCTGTCAACCGGCAGGCTGTCCCAGGGGTACATGCCGATCTCGACAGAGGCCTCGTACCGGGTGTTGCGGGACCGGTCGGTGGTGACGTTCCCGCCGGTGACCGGGACGTTGTTCTCCAGGACGACGCCGTTGAAGACGATGTCCATCTCGGTGAACATCGTCCGGGAGTAGCGCATCGACTCCTTGAACAGGTCGGAGCAGGGGATCACGTGGTGACCCTCGTCAGCGCCGCGTCCAGCCAGTCCTCCCGCTGCTGGCGCACCTCGCCCCAGGTCAGCTTCTTCACGTCCGACCAGGTGACCGACGACGATGCCGCGATCAGGCCCTCGGGGCGCTCGACGCGGGCGAAGGGGACCCGCCAGATGCGCTGGGGGCTCCAGGCCACCTGCGCGCCCACACGCCCCTGCGTGACGTCCCCGATGTGCAGGTACCAGACCGACTCGGGGAAGCGCGGGTCCGGGTTGCGCAGGAACAGGATGCGGCCACTCTCGAACATCCGCTCTGCCACGCGGGCCTGCTCGACGGTGTAGGTCATCAGGCGCAGCTCGCCGTTGGCCCAGGCACGCAACTGGCTGACTGCGATCTGCGGGCCCCGGCCCAGGATGTCGTAGAGCGCGGCGCGCGCGGCGAAGTTCAGGTCGCCGATCTCCAGCAGCTCGAACCACTGGCTGAGCTGGGGCGCGACGGGGTCGGACAGAAAGACCGGCAGACGCATCCCCGGCAGCTGGGGAGCGTCTGGCTGGTTGACATGGGTCTCGGCCTCGGCGTAGATCACCGACGGGCCCGTGAAGATCGAGACGCTGGCGTTCTCGGTGCCGTTCCAGGCGATGCTGGCGTCCTTGGTCAGCGTCTGCCAGGCGTAGCCGGGCACCAGGTTGGCCGCCGGGTTGGCCGGGACCAGGGTGTCGCCGTCGAAGTAGGGCAATGCCCCGGCGTCCATCTCGGACTCCGGGGTGACCATGACCGTGGACAGCCACCAGGTGACCGCGTACTCGCGCGTCAGGGGCCCCTGGAGGAAGACCAGCTGCACCCCGGCCGGTGCACCTGCGGGGACCTCCACCGTGGCCTGGAAGGTCGCCCAGCCGCCGCCGTCGGATACCTGGACGCCGAGTACCTGGAAGGGCGGGACCACCACGGTGCCGGTCGGGGTCATCACGGCGGCCCAGAGCGTGGCGAAGGGCTGCCCGGCCAGCTCGGAGCTGGCCGACTTGACCTGCTGCCAGGCGCCCTTGTCCCTGACCTGCGACCAGGTGCGCTGCTTGACGTCGTCCCAGAGCCAGATGTCGGGGCTGTCGTACATCATCTGGCCGGAGAAGAACCAGCGCCCCGGGCCGAAGCCCGACGGCGTGGTCCGCAGCAGCGCGCGCTCCGGCAGGCCGCCGGGGTTGACACCGGCGGTGTTCGGGCCGACCCGCAGAGACGTCAGAGCGTCCCGGGACGGGGCCAGGGTCAGGTTGGTCTCCTGCGCCAACGTGCGGTTGGCCCCGGCAGTCCAGTTGGCCGTGTTGTTCTTGGCCTTCGGGTTCAGGATGCGGTTGGACTGGATGTGCCGGTCGTTCACCGTGTCGGTGACCCGGTAGACCAGTGGCTCCCCGAAGGCGGCCTCCGGGTCCTCGCGGATGAAGCCGCCGGTGGTGGAGGCGAACGCGCCGCCTCTGATCTGCTCCGGCGTCCGGCGGGCGGTCCGGGTGACCAGCACCTGACCGTCGGGCATACCGACCGCTGAGACACGAACCAGTCCCCGCAGGGCGTCCGGCACGGCCTTCAGCACGCTCAGCACCACTCGACTATCCCGCCTTCGTTCCAGTGAGCACTCGGTCGGCCAGGCTGTCCTCGCGCTCCTCGACCACCTCGGCGATCAGCGGCACCAGCTGGCCGACGCCCAGGTAGACGTTGACGTTGGACTTCCCGCCGCCGCCGCCGCCCGCGATCACCTTCAAGATGGCGTGGTCGCGCTTGGACAGGCCGTCGGAGTCCAGGGGCTCGATGCGCTCGGAACGTCCGGCCTCGGCCACGATGGCCAGCGTGCCACCGGCTGACGGCTTGGCCACGCCGCCCTTGGCCAGCTTCGGGATGGTCGGGATGGTCGGGATGTCCGCGCCGGGCAGCTTGTTCGCCAGGTCGATGGCGTTGTTGATCCCGCCGATGACCGTGTTGATCGGGCCGATGATCCCGTTGACCGCCCCCTTCAGGCCGCTCACGATGCCCGTCCCGACATCTTTCAGGCCACCCCAGATGTTCGTGATGATCCCGCCGATGCGGTCCAGCGCACCCTGGACGAAGTCCACGACGCGGTTCCAGCCGGTCTGCACCGCGACCCAGACGGCGTTGAGCGCGCCGGAGATGATCCCGGTGAGGCCGTTCCAGGCCGAGCTGACCCGGCTGGAAATGGCCGACAGGATGCCGCCGATGAAGCTGGAGACGTTGTTCCAGACGCTGGTGACCACGCCCCAGATGGCGTTGAGGCCGTTCGAGACGAAGGACACCATGAGGTTCCACTGGTTGGCGACCCAGCCGACGATGGCCCCGACCACCCCGGCGATGAAGCCAGAGACGGCGTTCCACACCGAGGTGACCACGGCCCAGACGGCCGCCAGAGCGGTTGACACGGCCGCGTAGACCGCGTTCCAACGGTCGGACACCCAGGCGACGATGGCTGACAGCACGCCGGAGACGAAGGCGAAGACCTCGTTCCAGGTGTTGACGATGAAGTCTCGGACGGCGGTCATCACGCCACTGATCACGCCGTAGATGAAGTTCCAGGCGGTGGTCAGCGCGGAGGACAGCAGGTTGACCAGGCCGGTGATCCCGGCGACCAGCTGCTGCCAGAGCAGGATGACCAGGCCGTAGAAGACCCGGACCGGCAACGCCAGCAACGGCCAGATCCGGATGAAGACCTGGTAGATGACGTTCAACGCGAACTCGATGGCGGTTCGGATGCCGTTGAAGATCATCACGTAGAAGTTCAGGATGCCGGTCAAGATCGGCTGGATGAAGCCCCAGACCGCGTTCCAGACACCGACGATGAAGTCCCGGGTCGCTCCGAGCGCGGTTGACACCCCGGCGTAGATGCCGTCCCAGACGCCGACCACGAAGTCCCGCACGGTGCCCAGGGCGGACTGGACCCGGTCCACGACGTCGTTCCAGACCCCGGCGATGGAGTCGCCGATCCCGGAGAAGATGCCGGTCAGGTCCGACCACAGCCCGCTGGCCGTGGTGGTGATCCACGACCAGGCCGCGCCCAGCTTCTCGACCACCCAGTTGAAGGCGGCCACGATGGCGTCGCGGCACCACCAGAAGGCGGCCACGATGCCCTCGACGGCGGCCATGACGATGGCTCGGCCGGTCTCGGTGAAGCCGAAGAAGTAGATGAGCCCGGCGACCACGGCGGCGATGGCCACCGGGATCGCACCGAAGGCCCCGACCAGGATGCCCAGGACGGCCCAGACCAGCCGGATGATGGCCACCAGCGGGCGCAGAACGGTGATCAGCAGCCGGACGGTGGTCATCATCGCGCCGAGCGCGGCGGCCAGAGCCAACAGCTGGCCGACACCCGGGATGGCCAGCAGCGCGGAGAGCACCTGGAAGAAGGCCGAGAACGCCCCGGCCAGGTGGCCGATGACCCCGCTCTCGGCCAGGTTCGTGATCAGGATGACGAAGTTGGAGAAGGCGTCGGCCAGCGCCGGGCCAGCGGCGTCCTGGATGGCCCGGAACATCGTGGCGATGGGCGGCCCGAGCGCCCGCAGGGTGTCCAGCCCGCGCGTGACGGCCGACAGGTCGGTGTTCTCCAGCGCGCCCAGGCCGACCCGCCCGAGGTCGCCCAGGATCGAGAAGACCTCGCCCGCGATGGTCCGCATCTTCTCGAAGAAGTCGGTCATCCGGGTCTGGTTCGTGGTGTCGCCGGTCCACTCCCGGAACCGGCGGCCGATGTCCTCCAGCGTCAGCAGCATCGACCCGCCGACCGGCAGCGCGGCGGCGAAGACGTTGTAGAGACCGGCCCCGAAGTCCGCGACGATGCCAGAGAACCGCAGGAAGCTGTTGAACATCCGCTGGATGAAGCTGTCCAGCGACCCGCTGGCCTCGGCCGCCAGGATGCTGGCGCTGGCCCACTGACCGAGGCTGGCCAGCCCGGTCCCCAGGTAGTCCAGCACCGGGCCCAGGTGGGAGAGCAGGACCAGCAGCGCCTGGCCGAAGCCGGTCAGGCCGATGTTGGCCTGGCCGATGAAGGCGTTGTTGTTGGCAAGGATCGTCCCGAGCCGGTCCATGTTGGACGCCTCGGCCAGCATCGCGGCGAACTCCAGCGCGATGTCGCCGACGGCCAGGCCGAGCCCGACCAACTGCGGCTGGAGCGCGGTGATGATCGGCCCGCTGATCCGCATGGCGGCGTTCAACCCGGACAGCAGCCCGGCCTGGATGGGCGTGCCGATGGCGATCTTGAACTTCTCGGCCCGCGCCTGGAAGTCCTCCAGGGCGGCCGTCGGGGCCTTCATGGCGATGCCGACCAGCGCAGAGCTGATCTTGATCGCGCTGAAGGCGGCCACCGCCGCGATCCCAGCGCCGGTCGCCACCGGCCCGAGCGCTGCGATGGCCGGGATGGCCGTGGACACCAGGGCCCCAGCTATCGCCCCGGCGAAGGCCAGGACGGAGGGCAGGGCGGTGATCAGCCCGGCGAGCGCACCGATCAGCCCCTGCCGGAGCACCTTCCCGAACTTGAAGCTGGTCGCCTTGCCCCACTCGTCGCCGAACCGGTCGAAGGCGGGCTTGAAGGCGTCGCCGATCCGGTTGACACGGCTGCGCGCCGAGGTGATGCCGTTCGAGATGGCGTCCCCGGCCCGGCGGCGCAGCGACCGGCCCATGTTCTCGGCCATCCGGCGGCCGATGGTGTCGCCGATGTCGTCGGCCAGCCGGGCGAGCTGGCTGTCCACCCCGGCCGACAGCTGCCGTCCGACGCCCTCGGTGATCTGCTCGCCGACGTCCTCCCCGCTCTGCTGGAGCGAAGGGGCGGACTCCTGGACGGCCTTCTCGGTCGCCTTGGCGATGTCGCCTTTCAGCTTGTCGCCGATCACCCGCAGGCGGACGAAGGCGGTACCGACGATTGCCACTGACCGCCTCCGTCCTTTCCTGGGTCTGACCTGCGGTTATCTGCCGAGCATGTGGGGCGGGATGTCGCTGATGTCCTCGTCGCTCTCCAGCATCTGGGCCACCTTGGCGGCCCTGGCCAGCTCCGCTCGGACCTTGTCCCGGGCCTTGCCCTGGTCCTCCGTCTCGATGGCCCGCTCCTCCATCCAGTGCTCCAGGAGGTCGAAGAAGCCGTAGGCCGGGAGGCTCAGGGGGTCGGCGTGTCCGGCCGCGAGTACGAAACCCCAGAACCGGCGGCGGGTGATGTCACCTCCGACGTACTGGACGAGGTCGCTCCAGTAGGGCGGTCCCCGCTGAACACCTCCGCGAGCCAGCCCGCGATCTCCACGAGCGTGTCCAGCGGGATGCCCTCGTCGTCGTTGTTGATCAGGTCCCAGAAGCGGTCCCGGGCCTGCGGCTGGAGGGCGGAGTCGAAGAAGTCCCGGATGGCCGGGATGGCGGCGGCGGCCTGCTTGGCGTCCTGAGCGCTGCCGGTGGCGTCGTCCTGAATGGACGAGAACAGCTCGGCGAACCGCATCAGCGACCCGGCGGCCAGCCGGTCGCGGCAGGGGAAGTTCTGCGGGCCACGGATCGGCGCGTCGATGTCGAACGAGATCGGCTCGGCCGCGATGGCCACTCCGAACGACTTGCGGGGCATCAGCATCTCCATCTCGGGGGTCGTGCAGTGACGGTGCGCAGTCTCTCAGCCACGCTCCCAGAAGCGCAGGGCCGCCTCCATCCCGCGCATCGCCCAGTTGTAGGGCTTGTTGCCGGGGTGGTTGACGCTCTTGAAGTGCACGAAGCGCCCGACCTTCGGCCAGAAGAAGGCCAGGTAGGGGGCGTTCTTGGCGACGATCTTGTGGGGCTTCGCGCCCTGGTCGTTGGCCGCCGCGTACTGGACGTCCGAGCCCGCGTCGAAACCGATCCCCTTGGACCAGGTCTTCTTGACGAAGTGGGTCCCGGCGGTCATCGCGCCGGTCTTCTGGTTCTGGAAGGCGCGCTGCCGGAAGACCGTCTCCTTGGCCAGCCGCTCGACCGCGCTGCCCACCGGGCCGCCCCAGCCCTGGAACTTGGCGATGGCCGCGTCGTCCAGCTCGATGGTGACGTCCACCCGGGCCATCAGAAGCTGGACCCGGGCAGCAGCTGGACGTTCAGCTCGACGGTCTGCATCCCGCCCGACGGCGGGGCCACGGTGACCGACAGGTCCCCGCCGACCTCGTCCAGGCGGCTCACGACCTCCAGCAGCACCTCGGCGTCGTCGCTGGCGAGCTGGGCGCTGGCCATCATCCCGGCGGGCGTGGGCGCGGTGGACTTGACCTGCACCGCACCCTTCGGCGCACACCGGGTGATGATCAGGGAGAACCCGGCCATCCAGCGGAACGTGGAACAGACCACCGGACCGTCGGGTGCGGGCGTCGGCGTCCAGCCGCTGAACAGCGCCGCCACCTGCTCGCAGTCGGCCGGGATCGGCGCGGGGTAGAACATCTGCCGGGCGGGCAGCTTGACGCCCTTGGCGACTGCCGCCTGGTTGGCGATGTCCAGCAGGGCCTGGCCCATCTGGGCCAGCGTGCGGATGCCGCCTCCGGCCACGAGCGCCTGCTGCTCCAGCGCGGCCTGCTCAGCGGCGAAGGGGTCCAGCCGGGTGAAGCTCTCCACGGTCATGCCTGCCCACGAACGATGCCGACCCCGGGCGGGGAGTCAGGGGTGTAGACGGCGGCCGGGCGCAGAGCGCGCTTCGGGTTGGCCTGGGCCAGCCAGGTGTCCACGAAGGGCAGGCCGACGCGCCCCTTGTCCAGGAAGTCCTGCGGGGTCATCAGCTCCATGCTCAGGCCCTCGCGCGTGACGCTGGTGGTCCGCTCGGGCAGCGAGCAGGCGTTCGGGTCCTCGGTGGCCAGGAACAGCTCGCGGGCGTAGGCCAGCAGGGCCGCGCGCGCGCCCAGCGTGATCGTGGAGGCGTAGCGGTAGGTCACCCGGTAGATGACCTGGCCCGGAGCGCAGGAGCTGCCCAGCGCTCGACGGAAGGAGGACGTGCCGGTGCTGAGCTGCCGCGTGCCGCCCCAGCGGTAGACGGTGCTGCCCACGAGCCGGTGCGTGCCCTCCAGGGGGCTCTCCGCGCCGCTGGCGGGGTCCACGGTGACGATCTCGACCACCTGCCGCACCGGGCCGACGGCGAGAGTGAAGCTGCGGACGTTCTTCGGCCCGATGAACTCCTCGGTGTTCTCCCCGGCCGGGTGCACGCGCATCCCGGTGGCCAGGAACAGCACCTCGCTGGCGACCGCGACAGCCCGGCTCACGGCCAGTTGCTCCTCGGGCGTGGGGTCCTCGGGGGACTCGTCGTCCGCCAGACCAGCGACGGCGGCGAAGACCTCGGGATCGGTGGGGTCCACCCAGAGCATCCGATCCTCCAGTCCTCGCCGCCGTCGTCAGTGCTGTGTCAACCGGTCCGGGGTGCCCAGTTGAGTGGGCACCCCGGCTCCGATCAGGGTGCGGAGCCCGCGACCCAGTCCGTGCCGTCCCAGTGCGCCGTGGTGCTGTTGCCCAGCACGACGCGCTGGCCGGTGGTCCAGGCCGTGGTCGGGTTCGCGGTGACCCCGTCCAGGTCCGCCAGCGTCGCGGGAGCCGAGGCACCCGGCGGCGTGTAGGACCCCGGCGAACCGGCGGTGGCTCCGGTCGCCTCGATGACCGGCGTGGGCGCGCGGCCAGCCGTCCAGCTGTCCCCGTCCCAGTAGGCCTCCGTGCCGTCCCGCAGGGTGACGTACTGGCCGCCGCCCCACGCCGACGTGCTGCCGAGCGCCCCGGCCGCCTGGAGGGCGGCGAGGTCGGCCGGACGGGTCGCGTTGACCGGCTGGAAGGTGGCCGGGTCGCCCGCGAGGATGGCGACGATGTCCACCCCCAGGTTGTCGAACTGACCCTTCAGCCCGATGGGCGCGGACATCGTGCGGGCGTACAGGTACGGCCGCTCGGTGTACTCGGGGAAGCGCCAGTCCCAGGCCGACACCGGCGGAGCCGGGGTCACCCCGGCCAGGTCCATGCGCGGACCCGTGCCGAAGGCCTCGTTGCCGACGCCGGTCCCGGCGAAGACGGTGGCCAGGTTGCCGTTCTCGACCACCCGGTCACCGTCCAGCCGGAACTGGGCCGACGGGAACAGGTAGTGCCAGAACGGGGCCCGGGACGCCGACCGCGAGTTCACGATGGCGTCGGCCCAGACCTCGACGGCCACGCCGTTGGGCGTGCCCGCCTGGCCAGCGACCTCGGAGGCGTAGCCGACCGCCACCAGGTCCGCCGGGTCGGTGCCCGCCGGGGCGTAGGCGGAGTTGCCCGCCTCGGCCAGCACGACGCCGCCCACCAGCATCTGCGTCAGGACCGGGTCCGGGTCGCAGATGCTCAGGCTCAGCCCGACGTTCTTCAGGGTGTCGGGGAGCTTGTAGTAGACGCACGTCTCACCGGCGGCGTTCTTGACCTCGATCTCGTCACCCTCGCTGTACTCGGGGGTGAACTGGAACGAGATGAAGCCGCCGGTCAGGTAGATGTCGCAGAGCGTGCCGACGGCAGGTGCACCGTCAGCACCGAGCGTCGTGGCCCGGAGCGCGCGGCCCCGGACCGACGCGGCGTTGTCCTGGACGTAGCCCACGGTCTGTCCCTCCTCTCTCTGTCAACCAGCCTCAGTCAGAGGAGGATCAGACGGCGGCCGGGTAGGTGACCGGACCGGCGTAGCGACCCGTGGTGGCCACCGGGGTGGTGATCCACAGGGCCTCGCCGCCGACGCGCGCGACGGACTCGAAGGTCTCCGAGAACGTCTGGTAGTCGTTCGTCCGGACCAGCGTGGAGTCGCGGACGATGCCGAGGTCCAGCTGGCCGCCGTCCAGGAACAGGAAGGTCCCCTCGATGTTCAGGGACCACTCCATGTTGGCCGGGAAGCCCGGGATGGTGCCGCCAGCCGCGAGGTTGGCGTACTGGCCACCGCCGTTGACCGCCAGTACG